CTATCCGGCGATCGAGCTGATATCCAAGTCTGGAATCGCCTCAGACCAGACCACATCGGCGTGGTCGCGCTGGTAGTTTTTCGTCATCTCCTCGCTGGCGTGCCCGGCGATTCTCTGACCGTCTTTCCCAGCCTTCTTGTAGAGGTGCAGGGAGAGAGCGCGTATCTCGTGGAACCCTGGTTGTTCCTCCTCTTTCCAGCTCGCGTAACAGCCTGCCGCCTCCCGTGCCTCCTTGAATGCCCTTGTCAGGTAACGCTCCTCGATCTTCGTCCAGTGCGCTTTCTGTTCGGCCTGCTTTTGCTTTTTGCGCTCCGGCCGGCGGTGTACCAGGAAGGGGGACGGCACGTTGTCGCGACAGCGGCTGACCACAGCCTGCAGCTGCGGGGTCAGCGCGAAGCGGATCCAGGCCGCGTCTGAGGCCTTCGAGGTTTTCTGCTGCACCACGTACAGGTAACCGTCTCGCACGTCGTCAAATCGCATGGCCAGGATGTCTGTGCGGCGCTGGGCGGTGATCAAGGCCAGGTCGATGGCGTGCTGCAGCCACGCGGGGGCCACCTTGCGGATGGCCGCAAGACCTTCGACGGTGTGGCGCTTGCGCTGTTTGGTTTCCAGCTTGGCGATGGTATTGGCTGCGGGGTTGTCCGGACACAGGCCTTTGGCGATCGCGTGGTTGAAGATGTCCACCAGCAGGGCGCGCGCCTGGTTCGACGCCCTGGGCGTGAGCGTGTCCAGGAACTCTGCCACCATGCGGATGGTGATCTGGTCGATGGCCTTACCTTCGAACGCCGCCCGGAACTGCCTGAAGCGCACCGCGTACAGATCCAGCGTGCCCTTGGCGAGCCCACGCGGTGGCAGCACTTCGTTTTCGTAGGTGTCCAAGAACGCGCTGAACAGGTCTGCGGCCATGCCTTGCACCTTGGCCACCAGGTCGGCGCCTTGCATGAAGGCGCTGTTCAGCTGCTTGGCGGCATCGATAGCCTTGGGCCTGTCGGCCCCGAACTGGAACCACTTGCCGTCAGTGGGGCGCCGGTAGCGGAATGTGCCGCGGCGCTCATCGAGGTAGAGGTTGGGGGGCAGTCCCTTGCTTGCCTTGTTACGCGGGCGGGGCACCATTAGGCGGCTCCTTTCAACACCATGGCAACCAGGTCGTTGCCGTTCGAACGGCTGAAGGCCGTCCAGTCTACATACCACAGCTTGCCGATCTGCTCGCCGGGCAGCTCGCCATTGCGCAACTGGTTGCGGATGGCCTGCGAGCACATCGGTGTGCCGTTGTCGCCCCACCGGCGCCGGCGGAACTCACTGATCTTGATCAGCTCTTTTTTCATGGCGACCTCGATCCCGGCCGTGGCCGGGGAGTTATCAGTGCTTTACAAGTTTCAAACTGGTTCCGGTTTCAACGATGTTGATCTTGCTGGCATCGAAGTTTGGGGATTGCAGCACGCGGGCGATTAGGTCCGGCAAAGCGCCTAACAGCTCCTGCGGCATCTGGTTGTAGTCGACACAGTGCAGCGTCTTGAGGATTGCCATTGCCTCGCGGTCGGGCTTCAGGTCGTTCATCTTCACGATGCTGTCAATCGTGCAGATGCTGAAGTGGCTTTCGCTCAGCATCTTGGTAAGCGCAGCCTGGGCGGCCAGTAGCTTCAAGTCATTCATGGCATTTCCTCAGCCTTGGCTGGCACTTTGGGTTGGGTGGTTTTGGGGCGGAACTCGTCGGCTTCGGGCAGGAATTTGTGGTTGGTGAAAACGGGGATGCCGAGCTGCTTGGCGCGGGCGATTTCGGCGAGGGTTCCGGTGCTGTTCTGCCAGCCGGTTACCAGCACGACGGCGGCGCATTTCTCCATGAGGAGCATGGTGCCGGCCAGCCAGAAGTCGTCGGGGTAGCAGGGCAGGTCGTCTTCCATGTGAGCAGTATTGAGGTGCGGGCACACGGGGAACCATCCCATGGCCGCCGCCTGGACGGCGACGGCCCGGGCGTTGGCGATGTTGCTGGTTATGGCTACCCGGTCCGGCCCGCGGTACGGGCCGGCGATGTAGATCAGGTGCATAGGCATGACGAGTCCTCACCGCCGGCGTTGCCGGCAGTCGGTTGGTTGGCGTTGGGTCAGGGCTTGGCGGGAGGGGTGCAGCGTAGGCAGGGGCACTCGGCGACTTCGAGGCCGGTGCCGCGGCAGTAGGTAGGGCGGGTCATCGAGGGTCCTCAGGAATAGCTGTACTTCAGGTACTTGCCTTTCGGCAGAGGTATCCAGATCTCGCCGCAGTAATCGTCGCCTGATGGGCTGCCACCGCTGCGCTGGTCGATGTGGATATAGCGGAAGGCGGTGCCAGGTTCATCCTGCCGCTCGCCGCCGTGCGTCTCCGTCAGCTCGAAGTCGTAAACAGGATCGCCGTCGTAGTCGATGAACTGGTTGATGCTGGCCAGCTTTCTCGGGCTTACCAGCATTGCTATTTCAGCCATGACCTTGCGGCGCTGATCGTCATGCTTCTCGTAATGGTCCACCATCGCTGCTGCATAGCCCGCGTCGAGATGGCACATGCGGGCAATCATTGCTTCGGTCACGGCTGATCTCCCTGCTGGGCGATGGCGGATAGCGCAGCGCGTGCGACTTCACCGTCTTCGATGTAATCAGGTTCGTCGCTATGCCAAAGGATGTTCGATGGCTCTCCGCTCACCGAGTCCCAATTGTCACTTTCGAAATGGTAGTGCTCGCTGTCGGCGTAGAACTTCAAGGCAGCGCGCAGCTTGGCGTTCTCAGCCTGCGCCTCGGCCAGTTCCTTCTTCACGCGGTCGTTCTCGCGCTCCTGTGCAGCTATCAGATCATCCTTGCGACGCATGGCATCGACATGCCAGGCGGATTCGAGGCGCTTGATTTCAGCCTGGAGACGATCAATCTCGGCGCTGGGGTGGGTGTAGAGCGGAATCGAGTATCCGGTTACGGCAGCCGTTGCAGCGCCGCCCAAGCGCGTATTGTGACGCTTGACCTCGTTCGAGATCGTTGCGTGCATGCCAGGAGAGCGAGAGTCCATCCATGCCGCCGGCTCCTGCTCAGGCGCGGCGCTGGCCTGGGTAATCTCCTTCAGCAGCGCCTGGCGGTACTGATCCAGGCTCTGGAAGGTGGCGGCGTGGCTGTCGTTGCCGATCAGTTGGGCCAGGTGGTGCAGGTGTGTTGCGGACATAGGTTCACCTCGCCGCGCTGGCGGCCATGGTTGGTGTGGGATACTGGAAGGGCTGCAGGCCTGCTGGCGCGTCTGGCAAGTTGGGCCGGTGGGTCTGTAGCAATTTGGTAAAACTTCGGGCGGCGGCCGGCTGGGAGCTGGCTACGCTTGGGGCAGGATCACTCACGAGAAGGAACTCGCTATGCCTATCGCCGCATCTGCATTCGCTGTTATCAACGAACCCATCACTGCCCAGAAAATCGCCCGCGATACGAGCGTCGACCTGAGCGTCATCGAGGCGTGGGTGACGCATGCCAAGTCCTATGAGGACGGCAGCGGTTATCTGGTGTTCTTCAAGGCTGACACCCCGGGCGAGGTGCGGCAGCTGATCCCGCGGCTGACGCCAACCAACTTGCTGATTGTGCTGGCAGCCTGACGGTCGCCGGTTACAGCAGTTCGTCCAGCGGGCCGCGGGGGCAGAAGCTCCAGGGCACCTGGATCTTGTGTTCCGGCAGGCGGCAGTGCCAGGCCTGCTGGTACATCTGGCCATCTACGAATTCGACGCCCTCGATGGTGAAGGCGAGCACGGCGATACTGTCGACGTGGGCGTCGTAGAGCTCGGGCAGTTCGGAGACTCCCGGGCCGGTATAGGCGTGGGCGACGGTGGCCTGGCGGCCCAGGGGCGTTTGCAGCGATTTGTTCATCTGTACGCAGGCGCTGATGCGCGGGGCGCTGCTGAACGCCTTCTTGGGTTTGCGCTTGCCGCGCTCGAAGAGGGGGAGCACTTCGTATTGCATGGCCGAACCGTGAATTACTGTATGGATGAACAGTATTCTAGGGTCGGATCTGGCGGGGCGTCGAGGGCTGTTCGTCTGGCGCTCAGCGGGTGCCGGCCGTAGCTGTAGTGAACGCCTCACGCCGGCAGCGCTGAAGCTCTTCAAGCAAGGCGTCGAGATCATCGAAGTTTTGCTTTGCCCGGCTGCGCTGCAGAGTGAATCCGTGCTGGGCCATGAACCACAGGAACACGTCGATCGTGTAGCAATGAGCTTGCCGCCAATTGACCTGGTTCGCGGGATGGTCATCGTCGCAAACGATGTACTCGGATATTCCTTTGAATAGCTCCTTACATCTGTGGAAGTCGCGCATGAATTCCGGAAGATGCTTCTGGTCGCTGCGCCATTGCCTTAGCTGACTGTCCATCAATGAGCTCCGTGATAGGTAGTAGGGTTACGCCGCCGCCTGCTGGCACCAAGCGCCAACGGTTTGGTAGATGCGGTGGGCCTGTTCTTCGTCGAGGGACACGCTGTCGGGTATGGCTATCCAGGCGTGGCCAATGACGTGCTTGGGGTTGCAGCCGGCGATGAGGTCGGCGATGGGCTGTTCGAACAGGTCGCGCAGCCGGGTGATGATGTGGATGCCGTCGAGCTCGTACTCGACCGACTTGGCCCACTGCCGGCCGCCGTCCTGGCAGATGGCGGACATGTAAACCGTCCAGTGGTGGGCGATGTCGCAGAGTGCATCGGCCACGGGCTTGCTGATGATCTGCCGGCAGGTCTTGTAGTGCAGCATGACCTGCACCTCGGGCACGCTGGCGTCGACGATGCAGGCCCGGTGCACGCGCAGCAGGCTGCGCATGGCGCGCTCGGCCCGGGCGCGGGGGTTGTTGGGTTTGCGTTTCATGGGGTGGCCTCGAGGTAGGCGGCTATGAACTGCGTCGCCGCTTCAGCGTTGATGGCGTTTCCGTAGGCGCGCAGGCGTCCCACTCGGGCGGTAGCCCCATCAACAAGCGCGGGAGCTCCGGATTCAGATAGCCAGGCCGGCCAAGCTCGCGCTGTATGAATTCGCTCAATGGCACGCCACGCGAGTGCAATTTCCGGCGTTCCAGCAGCCGCTTGCTGTATCGCCCGCGGTAGTCCCGGGCGGTTGGCGTTGGAACGGCAGGCCGCCCAGTAAACCCTGTCTCGGATGCTGGGACAGCCGACGCCCGCAGACGGAAACGGCACGGCCCCGAAGGCGTACGCCATGGCTTCCAGGTCAGCTTGTACAAGGTCGACCCAAGGATCTGCGTCCTTGCTTGCAACCTGCTCTCCAAAGATGACTGCAGGCTGGCGCTCGGCGATGAGCCAATGGAAGTCTGGCCAGAGGTGGCGCGGGTCATCAAACCCAGCGCCTTGGCCTGCCGCGGAGAAAGGTTGGCACGGACAGGAACCGGTCCAAACAGGTCGATCATCTGGCCAGCCGGCGCGGCGAAGGGCGAGGGACCAAACGCCGATACCGGCGAAGAAGTGGCACTGGATGTAGGGCTTGAGATCATCGGGGTGTACGTCCTCGATCGAGCGTTCATCGACATCGCCCGCCGCGATGTGCCCGGCGGCGATGAGGTTGCGCAGCCACTGGGCGGCGTAGGGGTCGATTTCGTTGTAATAGGCGGGCATGGGGCATCCTGCAGCGTGTGTAAAAAGCCCAAGAGGAAATGGTGCCGCGCCAGTAGGACCATGCGCGCATCCAAACCACGAGGTGACTCGCCACATGAAACGGCTTATCGAATTTCTGAATCTGCTTGCAGCCGTATCCCGCCTGCTCTACGAGATCTGGCGGTGGTGCCGGTAGCTAAGCCGCCGGCAACGAATCCAGCACGGCAAACAGATCTGGCATGGCGATTTCCTTCTCGGCGGCCTGCAGGTACTGCACGCCGTCGAAGAAGTAGGCGGTGTTGAGTTCGCTGGCGCTGCCGCGGCGGCGCTGGCGCACGGCGCAGTAAGGCACCGTCATCAGGCCGCCGAACGGGTCGTGCACCAGCTCGCCGGGGTTGGAGTAGCGGTTGATCAGGCGCTCGACGATATCCAGCTGCAGGGGGCACACGTGGTTCTGCAGGCCCTTCTGCGTCTGCTGGCCGTTGAGCGTGATCATGCGGTTGACGTCGTGCCACACCTCTGCGTGATGGCTGCCGGGCGCCAGGGACATGAAGGTGGACGGCAGGGCGCCGCGCAGCTCCAGCTCCTTGCCGATACGCACGTGCAGCTCGTAGTCGTACACGTTGGCCAGGCTGTATTCGGTGAAGGCCTTGGCGAGCTTATCCGGGCCCAGGCCGGCGAGGTCGTCGGCGGTGAGCTGGCGGTTGCCGCTGGAGCGCCAGAAGGCGTGGGCGTCTACCTGCCACTGGGCGCGGGTGTAGTCGTCCTTGGCCTTGCGCACCGGATCGTCGGCGTAGCCTTTGCTGCGGTCGGTCTGCGGCTTGCGCAGCAGCAAGATGTACTCGGGGGAGCCGACGCCCATCTTGGTGCCGTCTTTGCACTGCTCGGACCAGCCCAGGCGGTAGGTCTGGTTGTTTTCGCGCACTACGTCGGTGACGACGGTGATCATGCCCATGTAGTCGAAGCCGTGCTTGCGGGCGTGGAATGTCGCCTCCATGTGGAACGGGCTGACGGTGGGCGCGCCGGCGCCGGTGACGTTGCCGAACAAGATGCGGTCCTTCACGTGGCAGCAGTACATGCGGCCAGGCTTGAGCACGCGCATCAGCTCGGGGGTGAGGAAGTCCATCTGCTGCCAGAAGTGGTCGTTGTTCTCGGTGTGGCCGAAGTCGTTGTAGCTAGGCGTGTATTCGTAGTGGTTGGCGAAGGGGATGCTGGTGACGATCAGGTCGACCGAGTTGTCGGGCATGTCCTGCGCTTCGAGCACGCAGTCGTTGTTGGCCACACGGAAGTGCTCACCGCTGACCTCGAGGCGCTCAACGCCGATGGTGCGGGCCAGGATGTCTTGCATCGACAGACTGTTGAGGCCGTGTTCGCGGATGATTTCGGTCATGTTGTTCACCATTGAGCTGTGCTGGCGCCACTTGTCCATGAGCGTGCGCAGCACCTCGCGCTCGGCCTCGGAATGGATGATGTGGATCTCGACCGGGTGCGCCTGCAGGAAGCGCTGGATCCGGTGGATGGCCTGGATGAAGTCGTTGAACTTGAAGCCGATGCCGACGAAGACAGCCTTGTGGCAGTGGCGTTGGAAGTTGCAGCCGCTGCCGGCGATCACCGGCTTGGCGCTGAGGTACTGGAACTTGCCGTCGCTGAAGTCGACGATGGCTTGTTCACGCTCGTCCAGGTCTTGGGCGCCGTAGACGCTCACCGCGCTGGGCACGGCATCCTCGATGGCGCGGCGCTCGTCTTCGAGGTCGTGCCATAGGATGTAGCTGCTGTGCGGGTCGGCCTGCAGGATCTCTACCATCTTGCCAATGCGCTGGGCCAGGCTGTCGCGCTTCTCGCCACTGGCCTGGCTGACGCCAAGGGAGACGTTCTTGAAGAGCAGGGCCTGGCCATCCTTCTCGGTACCGGCTGAAGAATGGTCGCTGGCCACCTCGTGGAAGTGCACCTGCAGCTCGGGCAGGGCGTAGCCTTCGTCGCTGAAGCCTAGGTCAGAAGGCCGCTGCAGGAACACGGCCCAGCTGTTGAGCCACAACCAGAACTCACGCTCCTTGTGAGGGTAGAGCGTCAGGTTGTTGGCCTTGGTGCTGTCGCGCTGGAAGAAGCGGGTGAGGGCCTGGCCGGTGTCCATGATGCCCAGGAAGCCGGCGTAGTGGATCAGCTCCTTGTAGCGGTTGGGGCTCGGCGTAGCGGTGGCCACAAAGCGGTACCGGACCTTCTCGAACAGTGCGAGGAAGGTCTGGTAGGTCTTGCTGCCAAAGCTGCGCAGGACGCTCGCTTCATCGAGGCTGACGACCGTGAACAGGTTGGGGTCCAGCTTGCCGTCGCGCACCGACTCGTAGTTGGTGAGGTAGAAGTCGGTGCCATCTTCCATCTCGGCGGCGGTGCGAATGAACTTGAAGTCGACGCCCAGCATCAGGCCGTCGCGGCGAAACTCCTGACGCACGCCCAGCGGGCAGATGATCAGCGCCTTACCGCCCGAGCGCTCGCGAACCAGTCGGGCCGTTTCGATCTGCATGACGGACTTGCCCAGGCCGAAAGCGGCGAAGATGGCACGGCAGCCGCCGCGGACTGCCCACTGCACGATGGCGCGCTGGTGAGGCTTGAGAATCGGGTTGATGTCGCTTTCAGCCACGTCGAAGCCGGCGAAGTCAGCCAGGCGGATCTTCTGGCGCAGGAATTCCAGGTACTGGGTCATGGCGATGTCCGAGCAGGCGCCGGCCTCCATGGCTGGATGCAGCGGCGGGTGTTGGTGGTCAGGTCGCTGGTGCGATGATCTGGTCGCCTTCCTCGATGGGCTGGCGCTGGATCTGGGCGAGGGACTGCTGGTGGAAGGTGCGCGCCACCTTTTCCGATAGTTGGATTTCGTGGCGCGGCAGGGCGAGGGCAGCGGCGGAGCCTTCCGGGCCAAGGGCGTGGGCTTTGAGGATGAGGCGTTGCACGGCGTCGGCCTGTTCGGTGATGCCGTGCCAGGCCATCAGCTCGGCGAGCTTGGCGTGGGTGCCGGGCCGCACGCGGTGGCGCAGCTCTTTCTCGTCCCACTCTTTGCGCTTCTGGGCGGCCTTGGCGCTGCGGACTTGTTGGGGTTGGGGCATTAGGCGGCCTCCGCTGGTGCCTCGAGCTGTAGCAGCGCCTGCTGAACTGCGCCGACGATTCGTTCCAGGTAGAGGTAGTCGGGGTTCGGCTCGGTTGCGTCGGCCACGAAGTGCCAGGGCTCGGTGGTGTCGAACACTTCCTGCAGCAGCTCGAAGTCCCAGGTGATCGCCTGGTCGATTGAGTCGTGGCCGCGAAGTTCGTCGGCCTTGTCGTAGAGGCGCCGGCACTCTTCCTTCTCAAGATAGGTGAAGCTGCGGTCACGCCCGCGCCAATCCGCGCGGCGGCTAATGATGGTTTTGCGAGCCAGTTCTACCAGTGCTTCGCCGCTGAAGCGGCCCGACTGCAGCTGCGGGTCAAGGTTACCGATCAGGTAGTCGGCGCTGCAGGTGGCAAAGAACTGAGCGATGGTTTCTTTGCCCATGGCGCCCCAGTAGGAAGACCACGACTTGCCGTAGCACTCGATGATGATGCGGCCCTTTCCAGGAGCGTGGTCTTCAAGGATCACCGTGACGGGGTCCAGCTTTTGAGGCTCGGCCATCAGATCGCTGATCAGCAGCTTGGTGACTTGGGTGGTTTCGATCTTCATACAGCCTCCAAATTCATCTTCGGCCCGCGCTTGATGCGGTGGTCGCGCAGGCGGTCCATCACGGTTTTGGCGCTGAGGCCGGTGGCGTCGCACATTTCGGCGATGGTGGCGCCTTTGGGTGCCATGCGCTGCAGGATGGCCAGGCGCTCGGCGGCTTTGCGCTTTTTGGCGGTGTCGGCCTTGTGGCGCTTGTGGTCGAGCTGGCGCAGGGCGCGGCTGGGTTTGGCCTTGGGCTTGCCGGGGCTGGTGATGACGAAAGGCAGCTGTTTGTTGCCGGCGGTGACGATGGGCAGGGTTGGCACGGGGCCGTGCTGGCGCTCGTAGTCGGCCATGAGGGCGGCGAGTTAGGCGCTTTGGTCGGTGCGGGGCTGGAGGCTGGGTGCGTCGATCATGTCAGGCCTCCAGGGGTTGGCCGCTTTCGAGGTGCTTGGCCAGTTGCTCGGCCTCGAGGTAGCTCTGGCGGAAGCCGAGGCAGCGGCCGGTGTCGGCGTCGAGGATCTGCACCATGGCGCCCTTGATGAACAGTTGGGTAGCGCGCGGCTTGATGGCGACGCGCTGCTGGGTCTGCCGGCGGGCTTCGGCGCTGCGGCGCAGGAGGGCGGGGATAGCATTGATGCTGGCGCGGGCGCGGTCGAGTGCGTTCATGCTTGGCTCCTGGCGATGTGCAGGTTGAGTGCTGCGATGAGGATGCGGGCTTCGTGCATGGCGTCGTCGAGGGCGTGGTGCTTGAGGCCGATGAACTGGACGCTTTGCTTGGCCTCGGGGTAGAGCTGGACGATGGTGCGCAGGTCGCGGTCGTTGCAGTACGGCCAGGGGCGCGGTATGTGGGCGCGCTGGAAGGCGGTGCTGATGATGACGTTGTCGAAGGTGGCGCCGTTGCCCCACACGTAGGTCTCGCCGTAGACGGCGGCGGGCCTGTCGATGAAGTCGGCCAGCTGGATGAGCGCGTTGTTGATCTTCACGCGGTTGAAGTCGTGGTGGATCTCGCGCTGGGCTTCTTCGCTCTGCTTGAGCCAGAAGTCGATGGTGCTGGCGTCGGTTTCGCCGCCGAAGGCGATGGCGCTGTCTACGTCGACGCGGATGTAGAGGCCGTCGCCGATGACGCCATTCTCGATGCGCACGCAGCCGATGGTGGCGATGGCGGCGTTGGGGCCTTTGCCGAGGGTTTCGAGATCGAGAACGTAGTGGGTGGCGCGCAGGAGGGGGTGGAGGGATTCGAGGGCTTGGGCGATGGGGTTAAGCGTTGAGTACATCATGATTGCTCTCCACCTTCCTGATCTTTCAGCTCGCTGTGAAGTTGATCGGCGAAACCGACTGGCCACCAGTACAGCGGCCGCTTGTACCAATGGTCACGGGTCTCTCGAATGACCAGCCCCTTTTTCTCCAGCGCCTTGAACACGGCCAGCACGCTGCCAGCGGTCGTTTTCAGGCGCACGGCTATCTGGAAAGTGAGGCCACCCATGCGGTAAACGCATTCAGGATCGCCTTTGCCCAGGCGCGCCAGGTTCTCCTGATAGAGGTGCGGGCAGCTTTCTCGGTACATGAGCGCGTTGTGGCGGCAAATCTTGTGGAGCTCATCGATGACCGCTTGCTGTTTCGAGGTGAGGATCATGACGATCTCCTTGCTTCACGCCGCGAACGGCAGGTCTTCGGCCTTGCGGGCGATTCGCACCTGGTAGACGGTGCGCGGCGCGGTGGGGCGGCGGACGATTGGGGGTTGGGGGAGGTGGCCGGTGCCCAGCAGCAGGGCGAGGGCGAGCGGGGCGATGATTCCGCGCTTCCAGGCCTCGAGCACGGCGCCGTGGGCGGTGCGCTGGTTGCCGAGCTTGAGGCGGGCGTCGTCGAGGCGTTTGCTGACTGCGCATTCGCTGATGCCCATGTCGCGGGCGATCTGCTTGAAGGTCTTGTCCTGCGCGGCGCCGAGCAGGGCCTGGAGCTGGCGCAGCGGCAGCCCCGCATTCAGCCGGCCACGCCAGCCGGGTACGGTGATGGTGTTTTCCATGGTTCTTCCTTGGGTAACCGCATTGGCCCAGCCACCAGGCGCGGGTGACCAAACCCTGCGTGAATAGCGCAGGCCTGGGGGCTGGCCGATGCGGTTGCGGGGTGGCTAAATAGATCAGGCTGGGGCTAGCTTTTGAAAATCGACTCAAGCTGGCTTTTGACCAGATCCGCAGCTAGCTGCTCTGTAGTGTTTTCAAACGCTTTTTCGCAGCGCTGCCAGCCTGCATCATCGTCCTTGAAGCCAAGAGCCACGGCGCATACGCCAAGGTCTTTAGGCTTAAAGAAGTACTTAACGGCCGGGTTACCCTCGTCATTCGTGTCTTGCATAACCACGATCTGGCCAATGCCTTCTACTGCATAAACTTTGGCGAATATCTCCATCGTCCTAACTCCTATGTGGATCGGTTGATTTCCCAGATGCCCCTGTCGCCAAGGGCATCGAGTGAAATCGGTATTGCGCCGCTGCGCGACCAGGTCATTCGCACGGTTGGGTCAGCACCTCGTTTGCAGCTCGGCCCCTCTGTTGGCTCTGCTGCAGTACGCCGGTCGCTGGTGCGCGCTGCGGTGTGTTGCTCACCTGACTTTCTGTCGCCCCACAGGTGATGGCCGGGGCTGCCTCGCCGGTTGCCCGGCTAGCTGTTCATGGCGCTGGTTGTTAAAGAGCGGTCGATGCGGTGATCTGCTTCGATGGCTCAAATATAAGTACGCTTATCTTGGCTGTCAATAAGTGTGCTTATATTTTGTTGTGAGGCCTCAGATCGGGACGATGACGCCCTTGTTTCGGCGGGAGCGGAGAACCAGCTGGTAGGAGGCGTGGCGGCGGCCAGTGACTGTCATGGTGTCGCGGATCACCGTGCCGATGGTATTGCTGCCGTAGAAGCCGATGATGCGGAAGTGATGCTCGCCGCGGCGGCACAGGCCACGGTCATGCATGAGGGTGGAGTCGTCGAAGTAGATGGCGTAGCCGTCCATGTAGCCGCCGTGGGTGCCGTCCGGGGCGACCAGGTTGTACTGGTGATTGGCCTGCAGGAAGTCGCAGTACTTGGATTCCTCTGCATGGGTTTCGGCGGCCTGGGCGAGGGTGCAGAGGTCCCAATGCTCGAGCGGGCAGATGATACCGGCCTTGAGCATCCAGTCCGCCCTCCGGGTGAGCTCGGCGCGGTGCAGGCTGGGCACGTCCATGACGGACTCCCAGTCGTAGAGGAAGCGGTGCCAGTCGGCGAGGGCGGGGTGCTGATAACTGTTCATCCATACAGTATAAGTGGCGCCTGCTGGCGCCACTACTGCCAGGCGACAGGCTGCCTACAGGATGGGGTCTGCGATGCGCTCGATCAGCTGCGGGCCCTTGTTGCGCACGTTGCCGACCTCGCGGGACACGGGGTACCACTCGAACGCCTCGGCGGGAAGCTCCTGGTGCTCGGCGATGTGCAGCGCTTCCTCGGGCGCGGTTTCGGCTGACAGCCAGCTCAGGGCGAAGTCCGGCGAGAGCACGAGGGGCTTGCGGTCGTGCACGTCGACCAGGCCGGCGTCTGCTGCACCGGTGATGATCACGAAGCCGGCGCCCTCGGTGGGCTCTTCACCCTCGTGCGGCAGCTGGCCGATGGCGGCGAACAGCAGAGGCTCGCCGCTGGCCAGGCGGATGAAGTAGGGCTGTTTGCGCTTGGGGTCGGCGGGGTCCTTCTTCCATTCGTACCAGCCGTCCGCGCCGACGATGCAGCGGCCGCTCTTCCAGATCGGGCGGAAGAAGGGTTTGCTGGCGACCGTTTCGAGCCTGGCATTAATCGGGCCGGCCCGGCCTTTGGCCCAGTGCGGTTTCCAGCCCCAGGGCACCATGCTGCCTTGCACGTGGCCGGCCACCTCGTGCAGCACGTGCACGTTGGTGGTGGGCGCGACGTTGTAGCGCTCGAGCGGCTCGGCGCTGAGCTTGAGGTGCAGGTTCATGGTGTGGGTGAAATCCCGCGGGGCGCGGTATTGGGCGATGCGGCCACACATGGCAATCTCCTGGTGGGCAGGTGATCGGTAGACAGGGTGCGGGGCGGGGAAGTGCAGGGCGAATGAGCGGAGCGCTAATTCCACCATTTGTGGAACAGATGGCCGGCGGCGCTAGAGCACGAGCTTTATGTCAGATTAGAGGCTCTATACAGCGAAAAGGATGCAGGCATGACCAGGGCGCGACCGGATATAAAGCCGCCAGTAAACGGCTATCGGATTATGGAACGGGATGGGAGATGGGTGCTTTTCAATGACGAGGGGATTATAGGCGAACCGCTGGCCACTCGTGAGCTGGCGGAAGAAGAGGCGCGGAGCTTGCCACCTGAGCATTGAGGGGAAAGAAAAAGCCCGGCAGTTGGCCGGGCTTGTCGTTGCGCAAAAGGTCAGTGGTTTGACAGCGCTTGCTGCGCCTTGGAAAGCAGGCTGTGCGCCTCGCCCACCTGCCGGTCGACGTGTAAGCCGGAGTTGACGATTCGGCTAAGCCTGAGAATTACCAGCTGTAGACGCCGGGTTTTCGCCTGGCATGAGGTCGCGGGAAGCGGATGGCTTCGGGGCAGGGCGTCGAGCAGGCTCGCTGCGCGGTGGTTGATGCTCTGGATGGTAACAGGACTCATGCGATGTACCTCGATGTTGTGGGTTCGGGTACAGCATGGCGTCACGACTAGCTGGATAGCCGAAAATAAATGCTTTGCAGATGAGTAGGCTGTTTCATTCGAGGTCGATGACGTCGATCAGTCGACTTATAGTGTAGAGAACTACCTTGCCGCTGTGTGCGGTCTGAACGAATACATCAACCAAATAAGCCTTCCGATAGACGTACTCTGCGTCCAGAACCATTTGCTGCTTGATTGCTTCGTCTGCAAACCGGACGCTCACAGCATAATCCGCAATGTCATCAATTTTCCCTTTGTCGCCGGCCTTCGTGCTTAATTTGGAGCTAGTGATCTCCCAATAGAAGATCACGCCCTCATGTTCTTTGCCCGGGAGCATCTTCTCGATGTCCGCAAGCCTTTTCTTGGCGAAGCCGAGCACTGCACGTGCCTCTGGCTCGGCGAGGTTGACGCTGATATTTACGTCGCCATGGACAGTGATGGTTCCGATATTCATTTGAGCCCCCTGATCGTTGACTGTGGGTCTCACGATATTGGAAACATTCTTGAGTGTTTTCCGCTCGTCCGCAATGGCCGGACGCTCACCTTTACCTCGAGCCCAGTCGATCAGGGTCTTTATGTAATCCGCATACTCCGAAATCGTCATCATTACGTCCAGCAGCGGCATCGTGCCAGCCATGGCCGCCTGTAAAATCGAAATGATGCTTCCTTCCTTCACCGAGCCCACTACCAAACGGCAGGCATCTCGCTCGGTCTTAGAAACGTGTAACGCCATGAACTGGGCGAACTCGTCTTCAAGAGCTATCAGTGCTTCGGCATAAACTGAGGCTTCAACAGGGGCAACGTTCTTTATTTCAAAGAGCAGCTGCTGAATATCTCCCAATACGGCGGCATTCCCTTGAGTATCCATATCATCCTTGCCCTGTTGTGATGAGGCCTCTCACAGCCCAGTAATCTTCGCGTCGATAACACGACCGATCACGCGCCACTCGTCGTCTATGTCCACCTGCTTGAACTCAGTGTTGAGCGGCGTCATGTAGCGGCGGCCGGCGTCCTGGGTGTACTGCTTGAAGGTGGTTTCGCCGTCCTGGTGCTTGAAGATGTAGAACTTGCCGCTGATCAGGTCGAAGCCTTCCGGCTGCACCAGGATGGGCGTGCCCTCGGGGAATGAGGGCGGGGTGTCCGCCACCATCGACTTGCCTTTGACGCGCACCCAATAGCCGCCCGGGCCGGCGTTCTCGGTGGACTGCAGCCATTCCTCTGCATCACCTGGCTCGAAATTGTCTGGCGACTCCGCGCGTGCGCCTGCTGCCACCCAACTGATCAATGGGTACTCCTTGGCTGCTCTGGTGGGTTGGAGCATGGGCGCCACGTTGCCGAGCGCGTGCTCTGATCCATAGCCCATCCGCTGCTCTTCTACTCGATGACCCGCTGGCGCCTCGACCATCTCGCCTTTTCCGCTCTCTAACCATATGGCCGATACGCGGCAGATCGTTGCCAGCCTGATCAGGTGAACGCTCTGGTTGTTCTTGCCCGTCTCCAGTTGGGATATGAGCGGCTGCTCCACGCCGGCCTTTTCGGCCAGCTGCTTCTGTGTGAGCCCGGCGTGTTTACGCGCGGCCTTGAGGCGTTCGCTGAGTGTGTTCATGCGCGCAAGGCTATAAGCGAGCTTATGGGGTTGCAAATAATCCTCCTTATATCCACTATATAAGCCTGCTTATCTTGAGGGGCAGCCATGAACATTTTCGAACGGCTCGTCGAGCATTACGACGGGCAGCAAACAAAGACGGCTATCGCCCTCGGGGTTTCCCAGGCGGCGGTGTCGGGCTGGGTATCTGGCAAGCACGGCATGAGCTTGAAAACTGCGCTGCGGGCCGAGAAGGCCACCGGCGGGGTGTTCAGGGCGGTAGAGCTGTGCCCGGATCTGGCTCTGGCTGAACAGCCAGCCGCCTGACCACGCTGCACATCCTACCCAGGCTAAGGCCGGTACGGCAGGCGGGTGAGGGGGATGGGTTTTTATCCAGTGCCCGAATCGCGGGCAATAAAAAGCCCGGTGGCTAGACCGGGCTCCATGCAACACAACAACGAGGCCTGATTATGGGCATTTCCCCTTTCAACCGCAACACAGGGCGTGGCGCGCCACGTTTTGGTGTGGCGTGTTTCGTGGCGCGTGGTGATAGCCATGGCCGGTGACTGGATCAAGATGCGCACGGACCTGCTGACGAGCCCGAAGGTTGTCCGCATGGCGTCCGCTTTGAATGCGGACAGGTTTCGGATCGTCGGCGGATTGTTGTCCGTTTGGAGTCTGTTCGATGCGCACTCGGCGGACGGTTCGCTCGAAGGTTATTCGCTCGGCTCGCTCGATGACCTGGCTGCCTGGCCGGGATTTTCGGCAGCGATGTTGGCCGTTGGCTGGCTGGTGCAAACTGACTCAAGCCTAGATCTGCCGCGCTTCGAGGCCCACAACGGCGCCTCTGCCAAGCGTCGGGCGCAGGACGCTGACCGTAAGCGCGAAGTCCGCAATGCGTCCGCTTCCGATGCGGACAAAAAGGGGACTAGAGAAGAGAAGAGAAGAGTTAAAAGCAATACCCCCTTACCCCCTGATGCGCCGAAGCCGGAACCCAAGCCGGCGAAGTTCGACCCGCTGAACGCCTGCCCGGCGAACGTGACGCCGGCGGTGTGGGCGCAGTGGGTGGCCTGCCGCAAGGAGCAGGGCAAACCGCTGAAGGAGACCACCTGCACGGCGCAGGCTGAGCAGCTCGCTGGCCACCCGAACCCTGACGAGGTGATTCGCCGCTCGATCGCTGGCGGCTGGCAGGGCCTGTTCCCGGACAAGGTGACCAGTGCCAGCGTGCACCAGCACCCGGCCAGCAAGCACACCAACTTCGATGATCTCGACTACACCGCTGGCACTCGCCAGCTGGAGGACGGCAGCCGTGCGTTCTGACAAACCTGTGAACCTCGATATCGCGCCGCTCGAGCGCACCCTGGGCGTGGTGGCGAAGGAGCTGGCGCGCTGTGACAAACCTGGCCACGGGGCGTACGCCTCGATCACCAGCAGCAAGTCGTCGGCGCCGAGCGGTTGCCCGTTGTGTGCCGAAGAAGCGCGCCGCGTGGCCGACGAGGCGGAGCAGGGCGAGCAGCGGGCGCGTGCGGTGCGCGAGCGGATGGAGCGCCGGCTGGGCGAGGCGATGATTCCGAAGCGCTTCCAGGGCAAGCGGTTCGATGCGTACCGCGCGGAGACGCCTGAGCAGCAGCAGGCGCTGAGGATCTGCGAGGCGTATGCGCGGGACTTCCCGCAGAACTACGAGGCGGGCCGCTGCCTGCTGCTGCTGGGCACCGTGGGCACCGGCAAAACGCACCTGGCGAACGCCATCCTGCACGAGGTGGTGACTCGCCACGGGATGCTGGGCGTGTACCGCACGGTGACGGGGATTCTGCAGTACGTGAAGGGCAGCTACGACCATGCCGCCACGTACAGCGAGGCCGAGGCCTTCCAGGCGCTGGTGGCGCCGCACCTGCTGGTGATCGACGAGGCCGGGGCGACGAAGGCGACAGAGTTCGAGCTGGCCACGCTGTTCACGGTGATCAACGGTCGGTACGAGCAGCAGAAGCCCACCGTGGTTATTTCCAACCTGGAGCTGGACGGCCTGCACCGTGCCATCGGTGACCGCTGCGTGGACCGCCTGCGCGAGGGTGGCGGCCGCATGGTGCCGTTCAAGTGGCAGAGCGCGCGCCGGGGTGTGGCGTGACCGGCGCGCAGGCCCAGGCCCTGCAGCAGTTGCTGCTGGTGGGCTTTCGGGTGGAGCAGATGGGTAAGAGGGTGATCAGGGTGCAGCGCGGGAACGATTACCGGCTGGTGCTGCAGGACGGTGGGTTGAAGCGGGCTTTGGGGGCTAGGCGATGAGGCAGTGGGATACCAAAAAACAGTTCAGGCCACGTTACGCATTTGTCGCGAAGCTGGTCTTTGCCGGCCTCTGGATAGCGGTCACGCAGCCAAATTGGCGCTACGCGGTATCCACCTTCTTGGAGGGCTGTCGCGAGTTGTCACTTCACGTGTTCGGGGTTGCGCTCGCAGTGATTCTGCTCGTAACCAGCCCAATTGCGTTTCCGGTGCTGTGCCTCGCTGAGTTTCTGACCGCCCGAAAGCGCCGACTGGCTTACCTGAAGCGAAATCGCGCTTGTGATGAGGACTTCTGAATGAGCAACCTCCTGCGCATCCGTATCGTCCAGAACCGCCAGCACTGCTACCGCACGCCGGACGGCTACGTGCTGTTCAGCTGTCGCTACCAGCATGCCCGCGTTGCGGTGATCCGCCCGGGTCAGAGCGTTCCGTTCGTGTACTGCCTTACCGCCTTCGGCGCGACCGATGCCATCGAGGCGGATCGCATCGCCAGGGCGGTGCGCTGATGGCTGACATTCATCAGTTCCCGGCTTCTCGCACCGCGCACAACCGGCGGGTCGCTGCTGAACAGGCGCGGCGTAACGAGCTGGCCGATTACCTGCGCACCGTCGCGGGTTGGCTGCAGCAAGACGACATCGAGTGCGAGCCCCTGGTGCTGACTCTGGTTCTCAGTGGTGCCAAGGGCGATGAGGTGGTCTGGAAGGGCTACGGCGACTGCAGTGAAGTGAGCCTGCGGGACGTCGCCAACGCCGTGCAGCAGCAGTTCATCACGCCATACAAGCGCCGTGGCGGCAACTTCCATGACAGGAGGAAGCGCTGATGGCGAAGAAACCAGGCTTTCGCACCCTAGGCGATGTGGTCGAGTGGTGGCTGTCGCGCATCGAGGGTGATCGCACGCGCAGCGAGAAGTACCGGGCGAGCATGGCCTGCCTGATGCGCAAGCACGTGCTGCGGCGCGTGGGTAAGGTTGCGCTGCGCAAGGTGGACCGGGTGACGCTCGACGACCAGCTTGTGTTCCCCATGCACCAGGAGCTGGCACCGCGCACTGTGCAGAAGGCGCTGCAGGGCCTGCGCCAGGCGTTCGCCATGGCCGAGACCCAGAAGCGCATGGACAGCAACCCGCTGGCCGGCACGACCTTCCGTGATTTCTACAAGGGCAAGCTGCGGCCGAAGCCGGCGGCGCTGTCGCGGGTCGACCTGGCCGAGCTGGTTCAGCACCTGGTGGCGGTGTTCAACTCTGACCCAGCCAAGGGCATGCTGCCGCTGATGATGCTGGCCCACGGTACGCGCATCGCCGAGACGCTGGCGGCGCGCTGGGGCCATGTGTCGCTGGATGAGCGCGTGTGGGTGATACCGGAGGCGAACACGAAGAGCCGCCGCGAGCATGTGCTGCCGCTGACCACCCAGGTGCTGGGGCTGCTGCGCCGGTACCGCGCCGCGCTGCCGGATGCGCGCCTGAAGACGGCATGGCTGTTCCCGGTGCGGGGTGGCGCTGGAATGGCGCTCACCAGCGGCCACGCCCTGATGCGTGAGGTAAGCGGCCGCCAGTGGACGAGCCACGACCTTCGCAAGCTGATGCGCTCCAGCCTGGCGGACATCGGTGTGGATCACATGGTTGGTGAGCTGCTGATCAACCACGCCCTGGGCGTGACCACCGAAACCTACCTGACCCGCGACGCGATGGACCGCCGCCGCGAGGCACTGGAACGCTGGCATGCCCGCCTTGATGAGTGCGGCTTTGCCGATGCACACGGCCAAAAAGTGGCCGTTCCTGCACTTCTTAAAAATGACTGCAAGCCAGAAGCGGCGGGCGATAGCGCCGTTTCCGGTATTTCTACGTGGGGAGGGTGAAAAATGGGTGATCCGGTCCTTTTGTTGTGCTGGTACCTCTGCTGCAGCGCCTACACCCTGGCGATGACGGTCAACTTGAACACCAAGATTAATCACTTCAGGGCTGCGGCCCTCTGGCCCTTTTTCTGGTTGGTGGTCGCATGGAAAGCGAAGGTGCGGAAATGAGGCCAGATACCCAGCAGCACCAGCGCTGCGAGATCTGCCAGGGCAGCGGCGAGTACCGCGGCGTGTTCCATCGGAGCGGCTGCGTGGCCTGCAACGGCGCCGGAGTGGTGCTGGCCGGTGGCGAGGCGATGACCCCGGAGCAGGCGATCGCCTACCTGCGCCAAGAGCTGACCGCCGCAGAGCGCCGTGCACCGCGGCCAGCCCGCAAGACCATCGCCGGCGATGCCGAGCAATACCAGCAGACCAACACGCGCGGCCCTGGCGGCTCGCATTACTCGGGGGATTGACCATGGCTGAAGCGATCAAGAGCTGGAGGCTGGCCAAGCCGAGCACGCGCCGACCGGCCGTGGACTACGAGGGAATGGAGCAGGCCGCGCTGTTCAACTGGCTGCGCGTGCGCCACCCGGCAGCCGCCGAGCTGGCCTATCACGTGCCGAACGGTGGGCATCGGGTGAAGGCGGTGGCCGCCAAGCTGAAGGCCCAGGGCGTAAAGGCGGGCGTGAGCGACATCGTGCTGCCGATGGCTCGCGGCGGGTTCTTCGGCCTGTACATCGAGTTCAAGGCTTCGGCGCCGCACAGCGCCGTGGTCAGCCAGTCGCAGCGGGACTTCCTGCACGACGTGGCGCAGCAGGGATACAAGGCGGTGGTGTGCCGCGGGATGGATGAGGCAATCAAGGTGATCGACGTGTATCTGGCGAGCGCGCCGACTGTGGCGGTGGTTCAAGTGGGGGAAGGGCGATGAGTAAGACTTCGGTGTTGGTGCGGATCCTGTTGGCGGGCAGCGCTGGTAATGCATCCTCGGCGGCGTGGGTTGATGCGGCGGCGGGCGGTGGCGGTTACGGCGGGCTGAGCCGCGAAGAGTATTTCGAGCTGGACTGCATGTACCGCAGCCTGCTGCGCATGAGCCTGCAGCCCCGGCACTGGAATGCGCTTATTGCTCGGTACTCGCTGGACCTCAACGAACGCGGGCGCGCCATCAAGGAGGTGGGCAAGGTGATCGCCACCCACGCGCACCAGCACTTCAAGTTCTACGCGGTGCTGACCTGGGCGGAGAAGCAGCGGCCAGGTGCTGAGGGTCGCCGATCGAGCGCGGTGCTGCAGAGCAACATCTATGACATGACGCTGTGGGACGACAACCACGGTACCCCAGAGCGGACGCGTCGGCACTGGCGAGCTCGCATCCATGAGGCGCTGGACGGCAATCTGGATGACGCGATCGCCGCGGCTTGTGCGGTGCTGGACGCAGAAGGGCTGTTCGATCGAATTGCCGCTTGACTTCCTTTGCCGCATTGCCGAATATTTCCCCATCCTGCCAATCCTGCGCGTGAATGAGGAATGGCACACAGAAGCCCAGCCATCGAGCTGGGCTTTTTCGTTTCTGGCCCATGGCCGCATGGGAGGTTTCAATGAGCGAGCCAGCAACCGCGGCGGCTGTGACTGTGGCCGGTGCCGCAGGGCTTGGCGTGGCGAGTGCTCTGGCTGGCGTCGACGGTAACGCGGTTGCCGGCTCGGTGTGCGGCGCGCTGGTCTTCGTGATGACGCGGCATGACCTGCCACTGCCCAACCGGCTGGTGTTCTTCTTCATCAGCGTTGTGATGGGCTATCTGTTCAGCCCTGCGCTGACCGACCTCCAGGTGTGGGGGATTCGGCCATTCGCTTACTCGGGCCCGGCAGCCTTCGTTGCCTCGGCACTCGCCGTGACCCTGATCGTTGCGGCGATCAGCAGGCGCGGCGCGCCGCCCGTGCAGGGAGACCCCAATGGATAGCTTGAGCATGTTCCTCGACCAGGCCACGTTCTGGCTGTGCCTGGTGCTGTTCCTGCGTCTGTTTACGTTCCAGCGCGGCGTACTGCGCTTCCGCTGGAACATCTCGTTCCTGGCTTGGGTGACGATGGCTGGCTCTGCCGCAGCGGTGATCTACATCGCCACCGGCAAACTGACGCTGCCTGCCGCAGCCTGGCCGCTGGTGCTGATCCTTGCCGTGTTCACGTGGCTGGTGTGGCGCGCCAAGGGCAACCTGGCTGCAGTGCTGCGGCCTGCAGCTGGTTGGAATGGGCTGGAAAGACGGAAGCCGCGATAGCGCTCAGTCTTTGAAGACGAAGGTCGCGCTCACCAGATGCTGACCGTTCGCCTTCACGTTGCATTTACGATCCGGTACAGGGCGGCCATTGGCGCTCTCGATAGGTTCGCACTGCAGGAAGATGTTGATGCCACGCCAATCCCGCTGAACGCCGGATGTCGTTTCGCTGGCAACAACTTTGATCAGCCTTCTATTCCACGGGCTGAAGTAGATTTCAGGTTCACCATCGCCCAGAAAACCCGATGTGGGATGCGCGCACAATGAGCCTTCCATTCGCTCGCCGTCGATGATGTTGGCATCCGTATAGCAGGTGATCATCGTCTTGCCTGCGATCTCGATGGTCTTATGTCCAAGATTTGTCCAGGTCGGTGGTGTTGCGCATCCGGCAAGAGTGGCAAGCGAGAGGGCGATAGCAAGCTTGGTTGTAACTTTCATATCAAAGCTCCTTGGCAATTAGATTGATCTTCCTTCCATGCTTCCTCTTCATCAGTGGGAGAAAACAAGGGGAGGCATCATACAAGACGCCGCTTTGGATGGCTTAACTCATGCCGGTACGCCCCCTTAAGCCCTGCGCCTGGCCAGGCTGCAGCACGCTGGTGCGCGGTGACTACTACTGCGCGCGGCACGCTCCGCTGGCTGATGAGAAGCAGCAGGCAGCCAAGCGCACATTGCACAAGCGCTACAACGAGCGTCGTGATGAGTCGGACGCGTTCTACAAGACCGAGCGCTGGAAGAAGCTGAGCGCCTACTACCGCAAAAAGCATCCGGTGTGTGAGCACTGCGACAACGCCGCGAGCGACATTACCGACCACATCAAGCCTGTAAAGACGCACCCGGAGCTTGCAACGGACTGGGACAACCTGCGGGCACTGTGTCGGCCATGCCACAACAGCATCGGCGAGCGCGTTGGTCTGCTCGGCGACGGCTAGTAATCGGCTGCGGATCGGATTTTCTACGCCAAAAGGCTAAATGAGAAACATTCCCATGGGTGGGGTGGGTCGAAACCTTACAGCTGCAGACCGCCCGAACGACGGGGGGAGCCAAATTTTCATACCCGCGAAAAATGAAATTCAGGAGTTCGGCCCATGCCTGGTGTTGCAGGGCGATCCGGCCGGCGCCCGAAACCCACGGCCAAGAAGGCTCTGGCGGGCAATCCTGGTAAGCGGGCGCTCAACATAGCTGAACCCAAGTTCACCGAGATAACGCACGTCGACCCGCCCGATTGGATGCAGCCGCTGGCCATCCAGATGTGGCAGACCGTCGTGCCCGAGCTGCTCGCGCAGCACATCGTGTGCATCACCGATCTGCATAACGTCGAAGCGTTCTGTACTGCCTACGCCAACTGGCGCTCCGCTCAGGAGCTGGTGGTTCAGCACGGTCCGATTGTTGAGTCGGCGATGGGCAGCCCCATGAAGAATCCGGCACTCACCGCTGCCAAGGAAGCCATGTCGCAGATGGTCACCTTCGGCGCGATGCTGGGCCTCGATCCGTCGAGCCGTTCCCGCCTGATCGGCGGCAAGAAGGCGAAAGCCGCAAACCCATTCGCAGATCTCGTCTGACCGCAGGCTAACATGGCAACGAAGTACCCCAACGTCGAATCCGCGATTCGGTGGGGGAAGCGTGTCATTGGCGGCAAGGTGCCGTGCTGCAAGTACGTGCGGGAGGCGGTTGAGCGGCACTTCTGCGACCTGGCCAAGAGCCGGGGCGCCAGGTTCCCGTATCGCTTCGACCCGGCCAAAGCCGAGAAGAAGCTGCGGCTGATGCAGATGCTCCCGCACACCAAGGGTGAGTGGGCATTCAAGCGGCAGCTGGTCACGCTAGAGCCCTGGCAGCTGTTCGGCTTCGCCATGACGTTTGGTTGGGTGCGCAAGCACACAGGCTTTCGCCGGTTCCGCGTCAGCTACTGGGAAGTGCCCAGGAAGAACGGCAAGAGTGTGGTCGCAGCCGGCGTGGGCATCGGTATGTTCACCTCTGACGACGAGTTCGGCGCCGAGGTCTACGCCGGCGCCACGACAGAGAAGCAGGCTTGGGAGGTGTTTCGCCCGGCCCGCCTGATGGTCAAGCGCTCGCCCATGCTGATGGAAGCGGCCGGCATCGAGGTCAACGCCTCGAACATGAACCGACCGCTGGACGGCAGCCGCTTCGAGCCGCTGATCGGCAACCCCGGCGATGGCGCTTCGCCGAGTTGCGCGATCGTCGACGAATACCACGAGCACCAGAGCGCCGCGCTGTACGAGACCATGCTTACCGGCATGGGCGCCCGCCGCCAGCCGCTGATGTTCGTCATCACCACCGCCGGCTCCGACATCGAGGGCCCGTGCTACGACCTGCGCCGCCAGGTGATCGAGATGCTCGCCGGCGACGTGCCGGATGACGAGCTGTTCGGCTGGATCTGGACCATCGACGAAGGCGACGACTGGACCGACCCCAAGGTGCTGGCAAAGGCCAACCCCAACTTCGGTATCTCGGTGTTCCGTGAGTACCTGGAGAGCCAGCAGCAGCGGGCCATCCGTACCGCGCGGTTCACCAACACCTTCAAGACCAAGCACCTCAACATCTGGGTGTCGGCGAAGGCGGGCTTCTACAACATGGAAGCCTGGCGCAACAGCGCCGACGCCAGCCTGACCCTGGAGCAGTTCGAGGGGCAGGACTGCGTGCTGGGCTTCGACCTGGCCCGCAAGCTCGACATGAACAGCATGGCGCGCCTGTTCTGGCGCGTGATCGACGACCGCATTCACTACTTCTGCGTGGCGCCGCGCTTCTGGGTACCGGAAGACACCGTTCGCAGCGTTGAAAACCAGCGGATGTCCGAGCGGTATCAGGCCTGGGTGAATACCGGCGACCTGATCGAGACCGCCGGCGCCGAGGTGGATTACCGCGAGATTCTAGAGGAGGCCAAGGACGCTGGCCGCTTGAGCGCCGTGAAGGAATGCCCCATCGACCCGCACGGTGCCACGGGCCTGTCCCACGAGCTCGAAGACGAAGGCCTCACGCCCGTCGTCATCACCCAGAACTACACCAACATGTCCACGCCCATGAAGGAGCTGGAGGCAGCCATTCTCAGTGGCCGCTTCCACCATGACGGCAACCCCATCATGACCTGGTGCATGGGCAACGTGATCGGCAAGAACCTGCCCGGCAACGATGACGTCGTACGGCCGATCAAGCAGGGCAACGACAACAAGATCGACGGCGCCGTGGCGCTGATCATGGCAGTGGGGCGCGTCATGGCCCAGGCCACAACCGATAACAGCGACGACGACTGGTTCGACGCCATACGGAAACCCATCATCGCATGAACGCCTTCATCGTATTCCTGCTGGTCAGCGCGGCCGGTTTCGGCCTGCTGTGCGCGGGCGTTTGGCTGCTGGCGGGTACCGGCTGGGCGCTGATTTCCGGTGCGGCCTCGATGTTCAGCATCGCCTGGTACATCCGCAGAGGGCTGAGCGATGAGTAAAAGCCTGCTGCAGGCGCTGGCCAGTTCCGCAACCAGGCCATCGGCCGGGCTCAGCGACTGGCTTGGCAAAACCATTCGGCTCACCGATGGCGGCTTCTGGGGCGCATTCAACGGCGGGCAGTCCAGTTCTGGGCGTACCGTGAGCGTCGACCGAGCTATGCGCGTCTCCGCTGTTTGGGCGTGTATCCGTTTGATCGCCGAGACGATCGCCACGCTGCCGCTCGGCCTTTACCGGCGACTTCCGGATGGAAGCCGACAGATAGACACCAACCACCCGCTGTACTCGGTGCTGGCGATTTCGCCGAACGAACACATGAGCCCGGTTCAGTTCTGGGAGGCAATGCTGGCAGCCATGTTGCTGCGCGGTAACGCCTTCGCCCAGATCCATCGCGCCGGCAACCGTATCATCGCGCTGACCTTTCTGCTGCCGCACCGCATGCGCCTAGTCTGCAAAGATGGACGCATCCGCTACTACTACCGTTTTGACGATGGCGAGCGTGAGCTCGACGCCAGCGAGGTGCTGCACATCCCGGCGTTCTCGCTCGATGGCCGTATTGGCCTGTCGCCGATCAGCTACGGCGCCGACATCATCGGTGGCGCGATGAGCGCTGACGACGCGGCAAATGCCACCTTCAAGAACGGCATGATGCCGACCGTGGCATTCAAGGTGAATCGTGTTCTCAAGCCAGAGCAGCGCGAGGATTTCCGCAAGTACGTGAAAACCGTCAGCGGCGCGATGCACGCCGGCGAGTCGCCGGTTCTGGAAGATGGCATCACGCCCGAAGCGATCGGCATCAACCCAGCCGACGCCCAGCTGCTTGAGACACGCGGCTGGAGCGTCGAGGAAGTTTGCCGGTTCTTCCGGGTGCCGCCCTGGATGGTTGGCCACACCGAGAAAAACACCAGTTGGGGCTCTGGCCTTGAGCAGCAGGTGATCGGATTCCTGACGTTCTCGCTCAGCACCTGGCTGCGCCGCATCGAAAAGGCGGTGCTCAAGCAACTGCTTCGCCCTGAAGAACGGCTGACGCACTACGCAGAGTTCGCCCTGGAGGGCCTTCTGCGTGCCGATAGCGCGGCGCGCGCTTCGTTTTACTCGACCATGGTGCAAAACGGCATCTACACCCGTGACGATTGCCGTGTTCGCGAGAACCTGCCGCGCCGCGGCGGTAACGCGGATGTGCTCACCGCCCAGACCAACCTCGCACCACTCGACGCTCTGGGGCAGACCAGCGACGGCCAGGCCGCCCGCGCTGCCCTCCAGAATTGGCTCAACGCCGAACCGCCAAAGGAATAACCCATGAAGCTGAAGATCCAGTCTCGCGGCCTGCGCAGCGAGCTGAGCCCGCGCGCGCTCGAGAAATGGAACCCCGCCATCCAGGCGGCGGTGGAAAGCACCTCCGACACCATCACCATCTATGGCGTGATCGGTGAAGACTGGTACGGCGAAGGCGTGACCTTAAAGCGCATCGACGCCGCGCTGCGCGCCATTGGTGAGCGCGACGTAACCGTCTACATCAACTCGCCGGGCGGCGACATGTTCGAAGGCTTCGCCATTTACAACCGCCTGCGCGAACACAGCCACAAGGTCAGCACCAAGGTGCTGGGCATGGCCGCCAGCGCCGCCTCGTTGATTTACCTGGCCGGCGAAGAGCGCCAGGTGGCCAGCAGCGCATTCCTGATGATCCACAACTGCTGGACCATCCTCGCCGGGAACCGCCACTACCTTCGCGACGTCGCCGACGACATGCAAGAGTTCGACGCCGCCATGGCCGACCTCTACGCCGAAACCAGCGGCCAGGCGGTCGAGAGCATGGCCGAGATGATGGACGACGAAACGTTCATCCGCGGCAAGCGTGCCGTAGAACTGGGCCTGGCCACCGGCCTGCTGGCTGCCGACGAGGTGACCGAACGCACCACCACCGAAACCCAGCAGAACAACGCCCTCAAGGCCATGGACATCGCCCTGGCCAAGACGGGCATGCCGCGTTCCGAGCGCCGCGAACTGTTCGCCAATTTCAAGTCCGGTACGCCTCGCGCTGCCGGCGGGGACACGCCGCGCGCTGTCCCGACCGATAAGCCACGCGCTGTCGCGCTCGACCTGCAGCCACTCCCGAAAATCAATTTTCCCGCATAAGGAACAACACCATGAAATTCCGTCTCTCCCCGCTGTTCCTGATGGCTGTGCTGGCCGTCGCAGCGCTGATCCCGCTCACCTTCGGCGTCACTGCCGAGTCCATCCTCGGCACCTTGCTGTTCCTCGGCGCCGCCACCGCCCTGGTACAGCCGGGCACCTCCCGCTACAGCGGCTGGAATGCCCAGATGGGCAAGATCGGTGAAGAAGGCATCGAAGAGCAGTACAAGCAGGTGCAGGCCAACCTGAAGGACGTTGGCGACCAGCTCAAGGCCCACGCTGAACAGGCCCAGAAGGACGTTGCCCGCCACCAGGAAATGTCCGCCGAAACCCGCGCCAAGGTCGACGAGATGCTGACCAAACAGGGCGAGCTGCAGGCCCGCCTGCAGGAGGCCGAGCAGAAACTGGTTAACGCCAGCTCCGGCCGTAGCCAGGACGAGCGACAGCAGTCCGCCGGCGAGCTGGTGGCCAGCTCAGAGCAAATGCAGGGCTTCAACAGCTCCTTCCGCGGCTCGCGCCGTGTGCAGGTGCCGCGCGCTGCAATCACCACCGTCACTGGTGGCGCTGTTGTCGCGCCTGACCGTCGTCCCGACATCATCCTGCCGCCGGAGCGGCGCCTGACGATCCGTGACCTGATCGCCCCGGGCGAAACCCAGAGCAACTCCTACGAGTACGTCCGCGAGACTGGATTCACCAACAATGCCGCTCCGGTTGCTGAAGGTGCTGCCAAGCCGTACTCCGACATCACCTTCGAGTTGGTAACTGCGCCGGTGCGCACCATCGCCCACCTGTTCAAGGCGAGCCGTCAGATCCTGGATGACTCCGCGGCGCTGCGCAGCTACATCGACGCCCGCGCTCGTTATGGCCTGATGATCGCCGAGGAGCTGCAGCTGCTGTACGGCAACGGCACTGGCGTGAACCTCGAAGGCCTGATGACCCTGGCCGAGGAATATGCGGCGCCGAGCGGCATCGTCGTGACTGGCGAGCAGCGCATCGACCGTCTGCGCCTGGCCCTGCTGCAGGCGGAGCTGTCCGAGTTCCCGGCCGATGGCATCGTGCTGAACCCGATCGACTGGGCGGCCATCGAGCTGACCAAGGACGGCGAAGGCCGCTACATCATCGGCAACGGCCAGGATGGCGCCACTCCTCAGCTGTGGCGTCGCCCGGTTGTGTCGACCCAGGCCATGCAGCAGAACGACTTCCTGACTGGCGCGTTCCGCCTCGGTGCCCAGATCCTCGATCGCATGGACGTCGAGATCCTGGTCTCCACCGAGAACGCCGACGACTTCGAGAAGAACATGGTGTCCATCCGCGCTGAAGAGCGCCTGGCGTTCGCCGTGTACCGCCCCGAAGCCTTCGTCACCGGCCCGCTCACCGGCGCCGCCGGCGGCTGATCCTCAATCCGTCGATAACCCAAGGCGCCCGAACCGGGCGCCGAACTGGAGGGCACAACCGTGGCCAGACAGCAGAAATCCGAAATCAAAACTGACGAACCCGCCAAGGCCGATGCGAACCCGCAAACCGTCGAAGTCTGGCCGCTGCGTTCCTACCAGGACGCCGGCGAGATCAAGCGCCGCGGCGGTAAGAGCTACAGCGTGAGCAAGCGCCACGCCGATGCACTGATCGCCCGTGGCCTGGCCACTGACGAGCAGCCGGCCAAGGCCAAAACCGACAGCACCGAGTAAGGAACCATCCCATGCCCATGCCGACCCTCGCGGACCTCAAAACCCACCTGCGGATCCGGCACGGGCATGAGGATGCCGATTTGCAGATGAAGCTGGACGCGGCCATCGACAACGCCAGCCAGTTCATCAACCGCCCGATCCCCTGGACGGACGCTGCCGGCGAACTCGTGGAGGTGCCCAACAGCGTACGCCTGGGCATCCTCATCATCGCCGCCGAGCTATACGCCAACCGCGAACAGTCCATGGTGGGCGCGAGCTACACGCCCATCCCCAAGGCCGAGAACATGCTGCACTTCTACCGCGTGGGGCTGGGCATATGAGAGCAGGGCGCCTCAACACCCCGGCCACGCTGCTGGAGCTCAACGCCGACATCCAGGCCTGCGAGCTCGACTGGCTGTGGTGCGGCATCGATACCAAGGAGAGCGCCGAGCCGCCGTTCCCCACCGGCCTGCGCAACCCCGCCAAGGTCGCCATCCGCGCATGGTGGGACGAACGCCTGCGCCAGGGCCGCTACCTGCGCACCGAGCACCGCCTGTTCCACATCGACAGCGCGCGCGACTACCGCGGCGACCGCGCCGAGCTGGCCATCACCGCCACCGAGTTCATCGGCGAGCAGGCCCTGCTGCTGCGCGCCGGCCAGCCGCCGCGCTGCGTGCGGGTGTTCCTGGACATGCAGAGCCCATGGCGCGACGAGAACGGCCAGGTGATCGACTACCGCACCCGCGCCGAAGTGGCGCTGATCGAGGCGGGCAGGGTGCAGAGCGACGACAAGCTGACCGTCGGCGGCGTCACCTACCTGGTGAGCGCGATACCCAACGACATGGACGACGGCATCGTCCGCAACATCTGGCTGGAGCCACTCTGATGGAAATGGGCGTACGGCTGGTGGGCAAGGAGCTCGCCCGGGCCCGCCTGGCCCAAATCAACCGCAGCATCGACCCGGTGCTGCGCGGTGCGCTGAACACCACCGCCACCAAAACGCGCACCGAGCGCTACGTGAAGCGCATGGGCGGCATGTTCAAGTCGTCCATCCTCGGTGCCCGGCTGGGCGGTGCGGACGTGCGCGGCAAGCTGACGATCAAGCGCGCCCGCAAGGGCCGGATGAACAGCCGCATCATCCCGTCCAGCTCCGGCGTGCGGGTCGATGACTATCGGCGCTGGTTCTTCGAGTGGGTCAGCCCTACCCGTGCCCGGGTGTACGTGATGGGCCTGCGCGGCAAGAAGCTCGCCGCAGGCTTCGTCAACCCGGCCAGCATCGGGCAGAAGCCCCTGGCCACCCGCGGTGACAAACGCACCGCCAACAAGAACTACCGGCGCAACCTCAAGCTGCAGACCGCCATGGGCCCTTCGATGGCTTATTGGTTCCAGCAGCTCACGGGCGCCGAAACCATCCGCTGGACGAACACCTTCCTGCGGCAAGAATTCGAGCGCCGTGTGCGCCGTGAAATCGCCCGGTACGGCGGAGGGTCTGCAGCATGATCAAGGGCGCCCAGGTGACCAGAGAGCTGCGCTACCAGCTTGAGCAGATCAAGCCCGCCAACGGCTACCACACCGACCTCAAGGGCGTGTACGGCCCCACCGACAAACCGAGCGACAAACCTCCGCTGCCCTATGCCCTGGTGCGCTGGGCAAGCGACGTGCGCACCGACCTGGCCGTGACCCAGGCCCTGCGCGCGCGCAGCTTCGAGATCGAGGTGTTCTTCAGCAAGGCCTGCACCGAGCAGGACATGGACGCCGTACACGTCGACATCCTGCGTTGCCTCGGCATCGGCCAGGAGCAGCCGGAGCGCAAATTCCCAGGCCTGCTGGAGGGCGAAGACGAAGCCATCCCGCGCTGGGCCAGCAACGGCGAAACCACCCACAGCATCACCATCACGGTCGGCGTGCAGTACGCGCAGACCTACAACTGACGGCCCCAGGCCAGGAGAAGCACATGAAACTGAAGGCGATCACGCCCCAGTACGTCGAGGGCCGCCTGGTGCCGCCCGGTCATGAGTTCGAGGTAACCGCCGATCTCGGCGAGCGCCTCGTGAAGGAAGGCGGCGCCAAGGCCGTTGCCCCCAAAGCCACCAAAGCCAAGGCCTCGGCCGAAGCCGCCAAGTAAGGAACCGCCAGCATGCTTTACACCCAACTTTTTCGCGGCCCTTGCGGCGTCGCGCCGTACCCGTCGTTCGTGTTCGAAGAGCTGTTCAAGCTGCAGAACGTCACCGCCGAGCCTGAGCAAACCGAGATCGTCATCCAGGACCCGACCCGTATCGGCCTGCCTGAGCTGGACGGCGTCAACTCCGTCACAGCCATCAACATCACCGGCGAGGCCGTCAGCTTCAGCCCGGCGGCGGCCGCTGTGGCCCTTTACGGCTCCGTCGAGCGCGTGCCGGCCGGCACTGCAGAAGAAGAGCAGCACGACGCCTACGTCGACCGCACCATCCGCCTGGCCAACATCCCGCTGGTGGTCAGCAGGGTTACAGGGGTTGGCGGTACGCCGACATATGTGCGCGGCGTTGATTACGCCGCTACACCAGGAGGTGTACGGCCATTGATTGGCGGCTCCTTGGCCGACGCCATCAACGCCACCGTCGCCCCGGCGGACGGCGGCCTCAAGCGGCTGCCGATCGAGGTGAATTACACCTACCCGACCGTGGACGTGATCAAGCCCTTCACCCAGGGCCGCAAGTTCTTCCGCGTGATGTTCGAGCAGATCAACGAAGCCGGCGACGGGGAGAAGCGCCGCATCACCTGCTTCTACGCGCGCATCAGCCTCAACGGCGGCATGCCTCTGAACCAGGCCGCCGAGTTCGGTGTGATCCCGGTATCCATCCGCCTGCTGGCCGACCCGAACATCTTCGACGCTGGCGAGGCCGCGATCTGGGAGATGGAAGTGCAGAACACGGACGAGGCGGCGTGATCGCCTTGATGTAACGCGCTTCAATCGGTCGGGAAGCCGACCGTTTCTTTCGCTTCAACTCAAGCCCTGGCGGGCCATCCCGCCGGGGCTTTTTGTTTTTGGGGCTATTCGGAATATCGTGTGTAACTCCTGATTCACTGCTAGAATCAGAATCCGGATTATCGTGTGGATTCTGAGGCCAGCATGATCAGCATGAACACCTATCGGCACACCTTCGTAGCGACCTGCCCATCGGATGGGGAGTCGATCATCTACCGGCTCGAAATCAAGGTGCCGAAGGTCATCATGGTCGAGCACATCAGGACTGCGACTGCGCTCATCAAGAAGGGCTATCACGAGCAGATCGCTGACCAACTACATGATCGTTTCGGTGGTGAACAGCGGATCGTGGCCACGCATCAAGGCGTCGAAATTGAGACGCTGAGACTGGCTGAATGATCCACTACCACGGCACACCTATTGGTGGCACCTTGAGCGACAAGTCCCGCTTCCTGGCTGGGCGTCACGCCCTGGTGCCGTTTCCTAGGCAGGACGATCTGGGCATCGTTGCTGAGACCTGCCAGTCCTTCGTCTTCGATAACGGGGCCTTCACCGTTTGGAAGCAAGGCGGCCAGCTCGACGTAGACGGCTACCTGCACTGGGTCGATGAATGGTATCGACACCCAGGGTTTGACTGGGCGCTGATCCCTGACGTTATCGACGGCGACGAGGAGGCCAATGACAGGCTACTGGAGCAGTGGCCTACTCATCTGCCAGGGGTGCCGGTCTGGCACCTGCATGAATCGCTGGAACGTTTACAGCGCCTTGCTGGGGCCTGGCGCACCGTGGCCATCGGAAGTTCAGGGAACTGGAGAACCCCAGGCACAGCGTCATGGTGGAAGCGCATCAGCGCTGCCATGGGGGCAATATGCGATGAGCATGGTCGGCCTCGTTGCCGCCTGCATGGCTTGCGCATGCTCGACCCCAAGATCTTCAGTCGGCTGCCCTTCGCGAGTGCAGACTCTACCAATGCGGCAGTAAATGGTGGCAGCATTGCCCGGTTTGGGATGTACGTCCCTCCTACAGCCGGGCAGAGGGCCGAAGTGATCGCCAGCAGGATAGAAAGCCACAACAGCGCCAACCTTTGGGTGCCCGATTCGCAGATCGAACTGTCGCTATGACCGACATCCTCGACCTGCCAGATTGGAACGTCCTGACCTCCCGCCTCAATGACGGCACCTACACCATCGAGGCGGAGTACACCCAGCCGCTTCAGGCCTGCACCAAGTGCGGCGTAGTGGGCAAGCTGTACCGCCACGGCCCCAAGGTCGTTACCTACCGCGATAGCCCCATCAGGGGCGCCCACGTGCAGCTGGCGGCCAAGGTTCAGCGGTACAAGTGCCGAGAGTGCGGCGGAACCTCCTTGCAGCCACTGGGCGGGGTTGAGGTTGACCGCCGGATGACTCAGCGCTGTGTTGAGTACATCAAGACGCAGTGCATGCGGGACACCTTCACCAGGCTGTCGCAACACATCGGCTGCGACGAGAAGACCATTCGCAACATCGCCAACGATTACGTCCAGCACATGAACACCCAGTTCAGGCCATACCTGCCTAACTGGCTGGGGATCGACGAAACCAAAATCGCAGGTGACATGCGCTGCGTCCTGACAGACGTTGGCCGCAACGTGCCTATCGACATCCTCCCCAGCCGCGATCAGGACACCCTGGCGCGCTGGCTGGCGGCCTTCCCAGACCGCTCAACGCTTCTTGGGGTGGCTACCGACATGTGGCGGCCATACCTCAACGTGGTGAACATGATGGCCCCAGGCGTGCCGGTCGTGATCGACAAGTTCCACGTTGTCAGGATGGCCAACTATGCCTTGGACAAGACTCGCATTCGCCGAGGCAAAGCCCAGGGCGTCAAGGTCAACAAAGAGTGGAAGCGCAGCAAGGTGCTGCTCAACAAGAGCGCCGCAAACCTCACTGATAAGCAGTCCTTCAACCTCGATATGTGGCTGGACAATGACCCCGAGGTCGCCCAGTCCTACCAGCTGAAGGAAGACTTCTATGCCCTGTACAACCTACCCAAGGCGGACGCTATCCCTGCCATGGAGAGCTGGGTTCATCAGGTGAAGGCGAGTGACGTAGCTGCTGATTACAAAGACCTGCTGTCCGCCCTGAAGAACTGGCGGCAGCAGATCGTCAACTACTTCGATCATCCCATCACCAACGGCTACACCGAAGCCCTGAACGGCATGACGAAGGTCATCAACCGTAACGGGCGCGGGTACACATTCGAGATCATCAGAGCGCGCGTGCTGTTCTCCAATAACGTCCGCAAAGGGCAATCGCCGGAATGGTTTTGCGCGAGCTGCGGCGGGCTGTTCTTCGAGGATGAGCGCGCCGTCTGGATGCCTGTTCAGCCTGGCGATGACCGCCGGAACTGCCTCTGCAAGGAATGCAACGAGCGCTCGATTACACACGCGATGGAATGGGAAGAAACCATCGACTGGGACGCTGTTTACACCCAATTATCCGAATAGCCGTTTTTGGTTGCAGCTAGGGGGCACCCAAACGCGCCTTCCCTGGGGCGCTGCTGCAGCCGATCTATTCCAGGGCTATTGCAGGGGATATGCCATGAAAAACGTGATTCCTTTCAACTACCAAGGCCAGCCGGTGCGCTTCAGCAGCGAAGGCTGGATTAATGCCACTGACATCGCGGCCAAGCACGGCCTTCGCCTCGACAACTGGCTGCGCAACAAGGAAACGATCGATTACATCGACGCCCTGGCACGGCATTTAAATACCTCGGATTCGAGGGATTTAATCCAGAGCCAGCGCGGCCGCGCCGGCGGCACCTGGCTTCATCCCAAGCTGGCTGTCGCGTTCGCCCGCTGGATCTCGCCAGACTTCGCCGTCTGGGCAGACCTGCACATCGACGCGCTGATCCGCGGCGAGCTGAACGAAAAGCAACAGTTCGACAGGGCCTGTAAGCGGCTCAACGATGCCCAGGCCGTTGCCAGCCTGAGCGGGCGTGAGCTGGCCGCGTGGCGCTGGAAGAAGCCGGAGCTGGTCGAGCAGGTTGAGCACTGGCGCCATGAGCTGCAGCTGACGCTCGGCCTCGAAGTGGCGTGATCTACTTAGACTGTCTTGTCCTGCGTGGCTCTAGAATTTTATCCAGGTCTTCAGATAGATCGTCTGCATACATACCGAGCAATGCCCAAATTGCCATTGTACGTGTCCGAATGACTATGGCGTGTACAGCATCTTTCTCTGGATAATGATCATACGAAGGCACCTCTTTATAGACCCATCTGGCTACAATTTCACTTTTCTTGAAGAAAGCTTCCAGCAGTTTATCGAGGCGTTTGGGTTTATGTCTGTGGCTCATGGCGTTTCTTAGATTGTTAAGCTCTTTGATTGCAGCCCAAAGATCAGGGTTAGCTTTGCTACCAATGATGGATTTAGCAATTTCTAAAGCGGTGCCAAAGGAAAAGATATCGTTTTTCTCAATGGGCCTAGTATAGTCTGCGACTCCAGCGCTAATTACATCATGGAGTCTTTCCTCTACCATTAGGTGAGCCCGAAGTACTGCACTAAGCAGTTCTTGCTGACGGTCAAAAGCTTGGTGGAAGTGTTCGATTTTTTCTTGCAAATCATCAGCGAACTGCTTGCGCTTCATGGTTCGGTGAGCCTGTGTATTTTGTAAACGAGAGACGGCTGTTAATAATCTTACATAGACGATTGCTTAAACGATTAGTGACTACCTTTCAATGCCACCAACGCCAGATACGCACCTTGTTCCGGTAGTTGATCAGTTGCCCTGCGCGACCTGAGAACCGTAACCAGAAGAGCTCGAACGCGTACATGGGCAGCGCGGCGCCGAATGCGGTTTTTGGCGATGAAGCGAGTGGACCTTCGCTGATAAGGAAGACCTCTTTCAAACCCAGGGCCAGAACCCAGAAGCCGAACCACAGCACCATGATCACAAAGCAGGCGTGGCCCCGACTAACTTCACGTTGAATCCAGGCACTGTCAAACCGATGCTTGCGAATCCACCTGTTGTGCCGCAGTAGATAACGCCGAACGGCACGGCGCAGCAACCACGCGTCATCGCGCCGTGCGATTCGCTGAGCCGCAGTCATGTGACCTTTCGAAATGGTAGAGCTTGTTTCCGGCTTATTACGACTGGTCAGCCATTTCGATATTTTTTGCCTCGCACGCTGTGAATAGCGCAGGGCGGCAAGGGCAAGGACAACCAAGAACCAGCGAGCTACCTCGGTGGCGCCAATGTTTACAAGCCAGGTCCAGAAGGCGCCTGGTGATGCCAGAAAGTCCATATTCACTCCCGCGTTTCAGGCGGGCGAACCTACTACCCATCGTCGTCGGTAGGAAGCTGGAATTTCATACAGCGTTGCGGGCTCTGCAGATCAGTCTATGATGGCGAATAGCTTTCACTAGGTCTGAGGGAACAGAGCCATGGCACTTCGTATCAGGAAGAGCATCAAGATTGCGCCCGGCATTCGCCTGAACGTCGGAAAGAAAGGCCTCAGCACTTCGCTTGGCGGAAAGGGCTTTACCGTCAACCTAGGCAAGAAAGGAACTCGCGTGCCAACCGGAATACCTGGCAGTGGGATTTCCGCCAGCCATCTGTTCAAAGCAAAGCAAACCCCTGGACGCGACCAGCGTAATGCGGTTGGCATGCATAGGCCCCACACAGAGTGGAAGGGCTGGCAGATAGCTCTAGTTCTCGCAGCGACGTTTATGGTGCTCTGGCTTGTGACAAGGCCATGATCAGGTTTTCCGTCCTGGCTGTGACTGCTTTATGGTTGACGTTTCCTTCTGCAGCGACCGTTAACAAGTGCATCGACGCCGCTGGAAAAGTGACATTTACCCAGCACAATTGCCCAGACGAACATGCGCTTGAAGATGTTGTATCCGCACGTAATGAAAGGCCGAGCGGCAGCAGTGCTTCTTCTCGAATGGCAGAACCTTCAGCGCCAGTCTCCCGTTCTGGCGGTCAGCGATATACGGTAGTCGGCGAAAAGCCTTCAGTAAAAGCTCAGCCGTCTCTGCCTCAAGCGGGGCAGCCTGGCGATAGTGGCTTGCGCAGGAGTCCAGCGCGACAGCCCCAGATCAGGTACGAAGATCGCCTTGTTGATTGTTCGCGCACGGACAAAAATGGGCGGCGCATTGGCTGCTCACAGATGATCAAGGTGCCGGTAGCACGGTGATCAATCGTGACGTGTTAGATTCCGCCCATTGAATGGGAGGGAAACCACGTGAAGTGCCCTAATTGCCAGTACGACCCGACTATGTCGGAGATTCAGCGTAGCCCGGCTTACTGCGTTAAATGCGGAATTCACTACGACGCGTTCTATAAGGAACAGTCCGCGGCCGCAGCCAGAGCCTCCGTCTTATTCTCATCGGGCAAGCATGGAGAAGCCCAGCCAGTTGTAGTCATGGACGTCGACATGAAGTTCTGGTCGATGGTCAAGTTCATGGTTAAGTGGGCGATAGCGGCCATTCCTGCCTTCGTTATTCTGGTTCTTATTGGGACCGCAGTCTTCACGCTTCTGACGGGATTTATCGCTTCATATTCGACGTACTCAAATCTGAAGGCCGCGAAGGAGGCGACTCAGCGGAAGGCAGATAGTCAGGCAGCAGATCTTGGTGTGATTTTTACTCCCGGCGAAAATCAAGGCAGATTCACACTGTTGGCTCTTAGGTTCGAGGGCCGCCGTAGCATCTCAACTATTCGAGAGAAGACGGGCGATCGTTACTTGTACAGCCTGTTTGTAGTCGATTGCAGAAACGGCATTGGTGAGGTCTTAAGCACTTCCTACGATTTAAGGGAGCTGACTAATGATCCGAGGATCGACCTAAAGGCGATCAAGCCAGGCACTGACCGCCACGCCATTGCTATAAGGGTCTGTCGGGATTATCCCGAAAGGCATCCTTCCCTGTAACCAAACCCGCTCCGGCGGGTTTTTTATTGCCCGGAGTTTTTATGAGCGAGCTGGAAATTCTGTTCCCTGAGTACCCAACCGTCAGCGTGCTGGGAAAGCCGGTGATAGTGAAAGCGGTTCGCCTGGGTGACCTAGGCGCCTTCGGGGCTGCCTCCGGTCGGTTGCTGGCGTTGATGGCCGACTGCACGACCGAGCAGCAAGCTGAGTTCGCTGAAAAGCACTCGGATGAGCTGCGCAGCGTCCTTCGCATGGCCACCAGCATTGGCTGGTGGCGTGCGCGTCGACTGCCCGCACCGGTGGCGCTTGAGCTGTTCGGCGTGGTGCTCCAGGTGAATCACCGTTTTTTCACCCAGGCCCTGGCGGGGGCGGCAAAGCGGCTGGGTGGGCAGTTGCAGCGCAACGGCTGATCAGCGCCGGGCATGCGTTCGCTGATGTCTCAGAATACAGCCTGGATCAGGTTGAGGTGTTCCTGACCGCCATCGGGAAGCAGGAGGCGCAAGCGCAGCGCAACGCGCTGATCGTGGCGCGGGCCGCCAAGGCAAAGCAGTCGAAATTCAACGAGATTCTGCGGGAGCTGGATAAATGAGCGGTCGGGTCACCACGCAGCTCGTCATCGACGGCAAGAACAACTCGCAGAAGGCCTTCCAGCAGGTCGACAAGAGCCTGAATGATCTCGACCGCAAGTCGCTCGACGTCGGTAAGAACCTCAAGCAGCTGTTCACTGTGGCCGCCGTGACTCAAGCCGTACGCAGCTATCTGGATGTGGCCGGCGCCGCCGGCGAGCTGGATTCGCGCATCAAGCTCACCACCAAGAGCCAAGAGGAATTCAACGAGGTGCAGGGGCGCCTGCAGGAGCTGTCGCGACGCACCTACAAGAGCTTCTCCGAAACGGCCGAGGTGTACATCAGCGCCGCCAAGCCGCTGAAGGAACTGGGCTTTACCACTGAGGACACGCTCGGCGTGGTCGAGGCCATGAACCTCGGCCTGGTGGCCAGCGCAGCGACGGGTGATAAGGCTGCAAGGGTGATCCAGCAGTTCGGCCGAGGCCTGCAGCAGGGTGTGATCCGAGGCGATTCGTTCAACGCAGTGCTGGAAGATGCCCCTGTTCTTCTGGATGCGTTGGCCACTGGCCTGGGCGTGTCGCGGGCTGAGATCCTGCGCATGGCCCAGGCCGGCGAGCTGACCACCGAACGTGTGATTCCAGCGCTGACCAGCCAGATCGATTCGCTCAAGGCCAAAGTCGAGGAGATGCCGACTACCTTCCGCGACGCCAATGTGGTGCTTGGGGACGCCTTTACTCAGGCGATCAAGGAGTTCGACAACCTATCCGGCGCCGGCGGTACGGCGACCAAGTCGGTTATGGACTTCGCCGAGGCAATCCGCAGCGCGACGAAATCCGAAGGTTTCAAGGCGTTCGCCGAGTTCGTTGGCGATGGCGTGAACAACTTCGTTTCCATCGGCAAGGACCTGGGCTATATCACCGCAAGCCTGACCGGAAACGTGGCCGAGCTTGACCGTGTGGATAAAGAGATCGAGAAGATCGAGGCGGCTCTGAATGGCTTCGGTATGCTCGACCTGATCTACACCGATGCGCAGTTGCAGGTGAAGCTCAAGGAATTCCAGGATTACCGCGAGCAACTGATGGCGCAGATGACCGGCCTGAACAAGGATGCGCGCGACAAGATGGAAGAGGGCCAGAAGGCCGAAGCCGAGGCCCTTGCCGAGTACAACCGCCTGAAGCTCGCCGGTGAGCAGAAATGGGTCAGCGACATGAGCAGCATGCGCAGCAAGCTGCTCGAAGACACCAAGGCGGCTATCAAGGCCCAGGTTGCCGAGGAGAAGAAGGCCGTTGGAGATATCGCCAAGATTCGCGATCAGCGCCTGGCGATCGAGAAGAAGTACAGCGACACGCTGGCGACCTTCGCCGGCGCCGGCCGCGGCGGCGCCACCTTCGGCACCGCGCAGGACCTTATGGCATCCGCCCGCCAGGCTCTGGTGCGCGGGGACTTCGAGAATGCCAAGCAGCAGGCCGAGCAGGCGCGCCAGATCCTCGTCGACCTGGCCAACGCCGGTGAGAATACCTACGGCTTCCAAGGCTTTGCCAATCAGCTGAAACAGATCGAGTTGGCGGCCAACGACCTGGAGCAATCCAAGGCCGAGGAGAAGCTCAAAGGCATCCGCGATGGCATCCAGAGCCTGAAGGACCAATCAAAGGATCTGGAGCAGGTGCGCGTTACGCCAAAGCTGGACGACGCAGCGGTGGCAGCGCTCGGCGAGCAGATCAAAGCGCTGGCCGCCTCGATAGGGCAGCAACTGACCATACCGGTGCAGCTCGATTTCACGCAGCCATACACCCTGCAGGACCCTGGCCCTGTGCCTGGCTTCGCAAAAGGCACGCAGGCCGCGCCGCCAGGTTATGCCTGGGTCGGTGAGAACGGCCCAGAGCTGGTGAATTTCCGGGGTGGTGAGCAGGTTCTGACAGCCGCCGCGTCGCGCAACCTGGCCTCAACCATGGCCGGTATCAGCCTGGGGCTTGGCGGCACAGCGGCACTCACCGAGGCCGCCATGAGCGCACCCGCCACACCGAGCTTCCCGAACCTGGGGCGGATGGTGCTGGAGGGCGGCGGGCAGCAGGTGCCGATATATGTGGAGCCCGATCAGGGACCGAACTTGCAGCGCCTGGCCGCGAAATTCGGCCGCACCACCCGTCGTTGATCAGCCCGCCACCCGGCGGGCTTTCTGTTTCTGGAGCAGTACCCATGGCACACATCCACATCATGCTCGGCGGTGTGCCGATCGTGACGCACGCCGGCGCGCCCGATCAAAGCGTCGCCCCCATCGGGGGCAGCACCGTGATTCGCATGAGCGGTGGCAACGGGGTAAAGCAGCAGCATTGGGCCAGGGCATCCGGCACCGTGAGTGGCAGTGGAATGATGCCGCCCGGGCTGGACGGGCTGGACTACTCGATACCTTTGGAGCTTCGGCTGACCGAGGTTGAAAACATGTTCGGCGCTGGCCCGGACTTCGTGCTCACCAGCACGCCGCGTGAGGACAAAGCGCCTTGGGCGTTCTACCAATCCGATGACGAGCTTTGGCACCGCTGTGCATGCAGCTTCGTCGATGGCTTGGTCACCGTGCCGCCGGTTCCAGGCGCCGTGCGCTACCAGGTGGCGTGGATGCCCGTTTACTCGGTGTTCACCGACAAGCCGAGCAAAACGCAGAACACCAGCCACGGCTGGTCATTTTCGTGGGAAGAGGCCTGACATGATCAACGGTTCCCCGCTCAACAGCGGCCCGCTGAACACGCTTCGGGCCGGGGTGGCGCCGCAGCCAGAGCCGGAGTACCGGGTGCACGGCACGTCGTACGTGTGGCGGGTGCGGCTGATGATCGGCGGGGTGGACACGACGGCCCTGCTCACCGGGATCATCGACACGGACCGGGAAGAGGGCGCCGCTGCGGTGGCAGGCTTCAGCCTGTATCTTGCGCCCGGGCAGCCGGTGGTGCCGACGCAGTGGATCGGCAAGGCCGTGACGCTCGACTACATCAGCCGTGACCGCTACGGCGTGGTGACCGAAGCGCGCCTGTACACCGGCCTGCTCGAGCTGCCCACATGGGACGCCACCACCCGCGTGCTGGGCTGCGAGTGCAGCGACCAGCTGCAGCAGCGCATCGAGGGCCTGACCCTGGAGCAGATCGACGATCTGTGCGGTGGCCACTGGTCGGCGGATGTGTTCGATCCCGTCGACGGCCGCAGCCGTTGGGACTACGCCGGCGAGCGCATGAGCACCCGCCCGGCCAGCCTGGACGCGGACACGTTGGGTAACCTGCGCACCACCAGCTGGTACGCCGCCGCCACGCCGCACTTCGTGTTCGGCCCTGGCCAGACCCTGGATGGCAGCGTGCAGAACCAGCTGCAGGCCCACGGCGGTACCACCAACTATGTCGAGATCACGCTGGACTATCGGTACAACCGGTTGTGGCAGCTGAACCAGACGTTCGCCTGGAGCCATGACGGCATGGGCGGCCTGGCTGGCATGCAGGGCTTCTGTGTGTGGCGGCATGATTCAACCGAGCTGCCTACCACGGATATGGTCGAGTCGGCGGTCTCCGGCGATGGCCTGCAGATGATTGGCGACGTGGGCGGCTTCAAGCTGCCGCTGGGTATGCCTAACCCGTGCGGTGACGGAATCCCTTGGGTCAACACCTTCGACGATTTGTGGCTCAGCGTCACGGCCGTGGGCGCGCGCCGATGGGTGCAGACGGTGACAGAGCAGTACAAGCTGCAGCTCTTCACCCCGCTCGGCGAGGTACCGGCCACGCGCGTGATCGCGCGCGAGTCGACCAGCTTCGAAGTGGAGAGCGACAAGGCCCAGGAGTGGGAAGAGGGCAAGGCCGATGGCGAAAGCCGCACCGAAGACCTCCCCGACGAGGCCCGGCGCGTTCGTGCGCTCGAATGCCTGCTGCACCGCGGCGCGACCACGCTGATCAGCGCGCACCGCGGCACCACGTTGAGCTGGCAGGTGCCGACCGACATGGCGCTGAGCATCGACCTGCTGCACACACTTGAGCTTGATGATCGGGCGAAGGGCAGAGGCAAGTGCCGCCGCATCCAGCATGTGCTCGACCTGGGCGCCGGCACGGCGATCACCACGCTCACCATCGCCCTGATGCAGGGCGGCGGCGTGAGCGACCCGCTTGCCGTGCCAGCGCCGCCGGCCACTGAGCTACCACCCGTGCCGGGTAATGCGCCTGGCCTGGAAACACACATCGGCGGCCGCGCCTCATCGCCGCCTTTCGAAGAAACCTGGCTCGGCTTTACCGGCAACTACTCGGCCGGTGACGGGCAGAACCAGTACCCGCGCAACTTCCGCGCGAAGACGCACGACATCCCCGCCGAATACCGCGACGAGCGCACGGCCATTGCCGAGCGCACGTACCGGGTCGGTGTGCCCATTGATTTGCTGGAGCTGTAGTGATGGCGACCAACGAAGACAAGCGCCGAGCAATCGGAAAGGACAATCAAGACGCGCGCCGAGCAATCGGCCAGGCGAATCAGGACGACCGCCGCCAAATAGGCCGCGACAACATCGAGCGGCGCACGGGTGTCGAGCAGGTCAAGGACATCAACGCGCTGCTCAACCCGCCGCGCCAGACCCGCACTCTCCCGCGCAAGGAAGCCCGCGGCGCGCTGAGTGGCGGCATCAGCACCGGCACCTACAAGCCTCCTGCGGCTCCGGGCGGTGGCGGCATTGCCAGCCCGCTCACCGAAAAAACCAAAGTGGTGCAGGACGAAGACGGCAACAGCAAAGTCGTGCCCGACCGTGACTATTACGCCGGCGGCTTCACCAGCAGCGATGGCCTGTTCATCCTGCCGGCCATCAGTGTGCAGCGCATGACCGACGCCAGCGGCGCCGACGTGCAGTTCATCTTCGCCAACCCGCAAGGAACCGTGCCGCCGGAGACGACATGAGTACGCCAGGTGTACCGCCGTGGGGCTGCCCGTGGCATGGGCTGATCAAGAATGGGCGTCTGCAGCTGCCCAATGGCGAGGAGATGGAGTTCCCCGAGCCAGCATGGCAGTCGGCCTGGCAGAGGGGCATGGCGCTCAAGTTGGCGCGGCCCGGCATGCCGGAGGTCGAGACTTCCGCAGCCGATGCAGAGCATGGGCGCGCTTGGCGCAACTGGGCCATCCTGGCGGGCGCGCGCAGTTTGCACGCAAAGCGCCTGCCGGGAGACGGCTGGATTTACATCGACCCGGCGGGTAATAGTTGGCTGGTCTCAACCACGCTGAACCAGAGCATCAGCAGCGGCTTTAGCACGTGCAGCGTGAAACTGCAGCGCTTCGGCGTGCCTGGCGGTCAGCCGCTTGAGTACACGATCGAAGTGCCAATGCCCGATATCCAACAAAGTGCGCCGGTGATTGAGGGCGTAAGTGGTTTGAGTGTTGCGCTTTTCGACGCCAGGCCGGACGGCTCGGCGGCCATCATCATGCTATCCACGCAATGGCTTGATAGCTTCGGTCTGCCGCTGCGTGATGATTATTGCGGTGATGCTCCCCTGGGCTGGCTTGAAATCAAACTCTCCGGAGCTGGTGACGAAGTAGAGTGCGAGATTCAGGTGCTAAAAAGCCGGGCGCAAACGCTGGGCGTAGCCACTGATAACCGGATCGAAGAAACCTACCGAAATTACCAATTCTCTTCGAGAACGGAATCGGAAGACATAGATGAAAACACAAGGATAACTACCACGACCTATGAACTTACGCCCAACCCGCAGCCCGGGGCTGAAGGTGTTGCGTTGATAGAGGCGTTTGGTAGTGCGTCACGCAGTTTGTCTGGTTATGTGCTGGCCATGTGGTACGGAGACGAGGATATTGCTGAGCTGCAGTTGACGGTGAGCGAGACTGTTACTGCAGCTGGCGATGATGCGCTTGCTATTACGCCTGGGCTCAGAGTGCAGAAGTACGTTAATGGCCAGCTTACTGAAGACGACTACACCGAGTTCCGGGCGAGCTGGTCAGGCATAGCTGAGTCTTCCGTTTCAATATCGCTTTCGCTGAATGGCGAGGTTGTTTCTTCTCGCAGCGTGAAGTATGAGGCTGATACCACTCAGGCCATGTTTCTGCCAAAAGATCAACAGTTGATGAAGAGCGGAACAATATCGGCTGTTGGCGATGGCGTCAGTGAAACTTCATACGGAGAAGTTCCCGCTACCTTCCCGGAAGTATTCGGGCAAGAAGTTGTATACCAGGCCCAGTTGCCCGGAAGTTGGAGAAACTGGCTTAGCTCAATAGTGATTGCCCGCTTGGGAATTCATGCCCGCAGCTATTACTGCGTGCTGCGCGCGAGCCAGGCAGTTTTTGGCTTGATGCGCTACCCACAGACCACCGGCGAGGCGGATATTTTCCAGCCGCTGGTTACACCGCAGGGTGGGGTTACACCGCAACTCCCTGCCGCACGGGTCGGTGGCTTTGGTCTGCCCCCGCTTTATGCATCGCTTGAGCCCGTGAGCAAACAGCTCGCCCTAGACTCGACCCCCATCTGCTTTACCTGAGGCCACCATGAACTTGATCAACAACTGGATGCAGCCAGTGACGCTTGCTGCCGGTGCGGCTGCGCTCGATCTGGACCTTGCGGATGGCTTGTATCGCCTGAGCATCGCCGACAGCGCAACGGCGCCGACCCGCTGGGAAATCGTCGGTGCCTCGGTGGCGAGCGGCCAGGCGAACCTGCTGCGCGGCTTGGAAGGCACACTCGATCATGAGTGGCCCGAGGGAAGCGTCATCTATGCGGGCGTTACCGCCGGTATGCTGGGAGAGCTTTACCAGCGCATTGCCGAGCTTGAGCAGCGGGTTACAGCGCTTGAATCCTCGGGCGCTGTCGGCATTCCAATTACCGCGACACTGCGAAGTACGCAGTTCGGCAACACCGTCAATTACTACGCGGCCGCCAGTGACGGCGCCGTCGACCCGGCGACACTCACGCTGCCAGACGGCTCGACAGCTGGAGTGAGCTACATCGGCTACAGCACGCCCTGGGCCAGCTTCGAAGTCCGATTCGCCGCCGGCGTGGACGCGCAAGCCGTAGTTGATCAGCTCGGCAGTCTTGAGGTGCAGGGCATTGGCACGCTCGACGCCACTGCCGCGATTGTCACTCCCGAGGGGCCTAACGGGCCTGCCTCCTTGTTATGGGAAGAAATCCCTGCAAGCGATTGGCCTGACCTGGGCACACGCACCATCCGCTTCATCCCTCTGTAATCACGAACTGACGGAGTAGCCAGCCATGCAGCCGGCCTGCCTAGACCTGCCCGTGACAAAAGGCGCCACGCTGCGCAAACCGCTGCTGCTGATGCAGCCCGTTTACACCTACCGGCCGATCACGGCCATCCAGCAGACCGCACCGCTGCGCCTCACCGTGCCGGCCCATGGTCTGCCCGGCGACTGGCCGACGTGGATCGAAGGCAGCAGCTGGTCAGCGCTGAACCGCGACAAGCAACGCGAGGATCCGCGCGTTGCAAAGCGCGTGGACGCGGATACCGTCGAATACAACGAGATCAATGGCCTTGGCCAGCGTGCTCAGGGCGGAGTGCTGGTGTACCAGCTCCCTGTCGATCTGACCGGGTGCACCGCCGTGCTTCTGATCATCCCGGTGGCTGGCCCGCCCATTGAGCTGACCACTGAGAATGGTGGCCTGGAGATCACCGGGCCTGGCCGGATCATGATGGAAATGACGCCCGCGCAAACCGCCGGCGATGCGCTTGATGGTGCCCGTTTCAACTTTGACATCACTTTCAGTGACGGCAGCGTGCTGCGTTGGTGGCAAGGCAAAGTGACCATCAACCGAGGGTGCTGCCATGGCTGACGCTCCGCTCGTAATCGTCGACTCCGTGCCATACGTGCTGGTGGTCGAGCCGCAGCAGGTGGCGGCGGTGCTGGTAGCCAGCGGAGAGCAGGGGCCGCCGGGCCGCCAGGGCGACCCTGGCCCGGCGGGCGGCTCGGCTGTGCAGCGCATCGCCGGCGAGCAGCTCAGCGCCCTGCGCGTGCTGTACGAGTGGGCCGGGGTGGTGCGCTACCTCGACCTGCAGGACGACGCGCACATCGACCAGGTGGCCGGCATCACGCTCACGGCGGTGGAGCAGGGCGAGCTCGTCAACCTGCAGCTCTCCGGCCCGCTCGATGACGAGAGCTGGAATTGGCAGCCCGGCCCGGTGTGGCTTGGCGCCGCCGGCACCCTGACCCAGACGCCGCCGCTGGATGGACACCTGCTGTTCATCGGCAACGCCGTTTCACCCACCCGCATCATCATCAACATCGACCAGCCAATCGAGCTGGCAGAGGAGTAACACCATGGCTGCACAACGTTATCTCGCGCTCGTCGCTGGCAAACTCAAGCAGATGGTTGGCATCCAAGCCAGCCAAGGCGCTGCCGATGCCGGCAAGCTCATCGCTGCTGATGACACCGGCAAGCTCGACCCCAGCTTCTTGCCAGCTGGCATCGGTGCCAACCAGGTGGTAGCCACCGCCAGCGAGGCGCTGAGCCCCGGTGACTTCATCAACCTGTACTCGAATGCCGGCGCGCTCGCGATGCGCAAGGCCGACAACAGCAACGGCCGTGAGGCCTGGGGCTTCGTTGAAGCTGCAGTTGCCAACGGCGCCGCCGGCACCGCCAAGCGCCTTAACGTGACCAACGCTGCGCGGGCTGGCCTGGTTGCTGGCGGTGAATACTGGCTGGGTACCGCTGGTGGTGTGATCACCGTAGCGCTCGATGCCGCAGACGCGGCCAACGCCAACAAGGTCAGCCAGTACCTGGGCCGTGCCAAGTCGGAAACCGAGCTGGTAACCGTCGAATACTCGCCGGTGATTCTGTAATGGCCGCCCACCGTCCTGTAGTCCTTGCCGGTGGGCGCTTTAAGCAGTTGCCAGCCGGTGACAAGCTCGATGTGCCGGCAGAGTGGGATGCCCTCAAGGCGCCGGCTATCGCTGCTGGCGTGCTGACCATCGACCTGGCCACGCCGGCGGGCTTTCGCGTGGCGCTCAATCATAACGTGACAAGCCTCAGCTTCGCCAACGTGCCCGCCGGCCGTGTAATCGTCTTCACAATTACATGGGTGCAGGACGCCACCGGCGGCCGCACGGTGGCCTTCCCGGCCAGCGTGAAAGCCGACGGTGGCGGGGCGCCTGTGCAGCCTGCAGCAGGGGCAAACGCGGTGACGGTACAGTCGTTCTATACCGATGATGGTGGGGTGACGGTTTGGCAGGCTCCATCTGATTCGGCGAAGTTAGACAAAGCTGACAAGCGAGTGCCGACTGCGTGGGTTGTGTACACCGTTTCTAGCGGAGTTATCACTATCCGAGATTCATTCAATGTCAGTAGTGTCACGCGGTCCTCGGCCGGGGTTCATCAGATCAATTTCATTAACCAGATGGTCACCCCTCATTACGGCTATGCACTTAGCGGAGAATCTGGTGGGGGCACGCTTCAGTGCGTTGCAAACACAGGCGGTACCCAGGTTGGGAGTTTCCTAATTGGCTGCTACAGGACCGAAAGTGGTCAGAACTATGACCCGGTTCGGGTTGTAGCAATCTTCTACGGAGGTAAATAGCGTGAGGCACATCCTATACGCAGATGGGGCTGTAGGGTTTCCTGCGCCGGGCATCGATATCTGTGCTGAGGCAGCTAGGCTTGGTGGCGTTGTTATCGAAGGACTACCAGTTGTCAAGCAGCAGACGTATGCCCAGGCAATGGCTGAGCTAAACGCCGTATACCAAGCCGATACCGCCGCGCTTCGAGATGCGTTCACTGGTGCCGCGCTGGCCGGTGGCCCAACACAGGTAGCCAAGCAAGAAGCACTATCTGAGCGCTTCAATGCCCGCAAGGCCAAATACATAACCGACAGCGCAGCCCTGCGCTCCCAATACGGAGCATGACCGATGAGCATCCCGAACTACTGCCCGTGCGGCGCTGAGCTGCAACTGGTCAAACACACCAGCCAAAAGGGCGAGGTCTACTGGCAGCAAGAATGCCCCGAGGGCGACTACTTCAACCCTGTCGACCCGCCCGCTGAAGGCATCCAGGCCGCCCGTGAGGTGCAGGATGCTGCCGTCTAACCCTGCAGCAGGCCGGCCATGAGGTGCGGCCTACATGGCCGCGTGCGGCAGATCAGCTACGTGCTGCCAGTCGCGCCCGGTCAGGTAACAGGCCTCGCCGCTGGCACGCCGACTGCCAGCAGCGTGCCGCTCAGCTGGTCCGCAGTAGCCATAGGCACTCCGCCGCTTAGCTACCGCATCGAGTACAAGCGCGTAGCCGATTCGAGCTGGACGCTGGACACGGTTCAGAGCGGCACCACTCGGGTGGTATCTGGGTTGCAGGCCAACACCAGCTACCAGTTCCGCTTGCGCGCGGAGAACGCCGCCGGTGTTGGCGCTTATTCAGATGTGGTCACCGCTGCTACGATCAGCGCAGCAGCTGTACTGACTGTCGACAGCAGCACCCGCCGCTACAACGCCTATTCCTGGGTGTCTTCGCCTGGGCAGGTGGGCAGTACAACGCCGGTGAACCTCAGCGTTGTGCCAGGTGCTGGCAGTGCGGCGGGAGCCGTGGGAGAAATCCTGAGTCTGCAGTTCGCAGCAGGCAGCGGTGGTCTCGGGTCATTGGCGCTCTATGTGCGTGGCAATGGCAGCACCAGCACCACGCCAGGTTCCTTCGCTTCGCGCGATGCCGTGCCGTTCACCACCATGACCATCGATGGCGTCGCCTACCAGAAGGCCAACGCAGCGTTCGATAGCGGCTACATCCTGCGTTTCAACAACGTGCCTGACCCCTTCGGCGGAACATCGCTGACACACAGCATCCTCTTCACCTGAAGCCCGCTACTGAGCGGGCTTTTTTATGCCCGGAGAAACTCATGGCCCGACTATCTGCCGCCCAGGCGGGCGGCGCGAACGTGCTCGCCTTTCTGGATATGCTCGCCTGGAGCGAGGGCACCTCAACCATCAAAGCCAGCGACGACGGCTACAACGTGCTGGTCGGCGGCAAGCTGTTTACCGACTACAGCAAGCACCCGCGTGTGCTGGTGCCGCTGCCGAACCTGGGCATCAAGTCCACCGCCGCCGGCCGCTACCAGTTCCTGGCTCGCACTTGGGATTCAATCGTGCGCCTCTACAACTTCCGCGGCCGCTTCACGCCCGAAGCGCAGGACCTGGCCGCCGTGAAGCTGCTCACCGAGTGCGGCGCGCTGCCCCACATCCAGGCTGGTCGCATCAAAGAAGCCATCGCCGCCGCCGCCCCCATCTGGGCCAGCCTGCCCGGCGCCGGCTACGGCCAGCGCGAGCATGCCCTGAAAACCCTGCTGCAGATCTACGACGAAGAACGCGCCGCCGAGCCGTGCGCCGAGGGCGACCTGCTGGCCATGTTCACCGCGTGTGGCGGGGAGATGGCGGCATGAGCTGGCTGAAGTTGGTGCCGTCCTGGTGCTGGTGGCTGCTCACCGTCGCTGTCGTCGCCGCTGGCCAGCAGATCCGCGTGGCCAGCCTGCAGAGCGATCTGGACGCCGAGCGCGAGGCATTGACTGAGCAGTACGGCAAGCTGGTGGCCTGTCGCGAGACCCGCGGCAACCTCCTCGTGCAGGTTGGCGACCAGAACAGCGCTCTGGCGGACCTGCGTGCCAAGGCCGCTGCTCGATCACAACAGGCCGAGCAGGCCCAGGTAGGCGCGCGGCAGCAATCTGAAGCCGACTACCAGGCGGCGAACAGGCTGCAGCAGGAACGCACCGGCGGCGACGCCTGCGCAGCGGCTACAAGCGTGATCGACAAGGAGTTGGGTCTATGAGGCTGATCCTACTTGTCGCCCTTGCGGCGCTGGCCGGCTGCGCGGCGAAGCCACCAGCAGAGCCTGAACCCCGAGTCGTGCGCGTCGAGGTGCCGATCGAGGTGCTGTGCCGCACCAAGGAAGTAGCGGTGCCGCCCTGGGCTGCGGCCGGTCTGAGGCCTGGCGATAGCTTGGAGGTGAAGGTGAGGGCGCTGCTTGCTGAGCGCCGCCAGCGGATCGGCTATGAGCGAGAGCTGCTGGCGGCGAATGAGGCATGTCGATAAGCGAAAGGCGCGAAAATTCTACGAAGCATATAAGACTCACACCTCAATAAAAGAAGCATATGTGCTTCGTTTAGTAGCGGGTGAGCCTTATATGCTTCATGCTTATTAACCCATTCTCTCGAGCCTAATTATTGACGGGCCTTTTCGTTGACCAGGTAGCCTCACTGCTTTAAATGCCGCAGCGATGCAATCCCGGTCGTCGTTGTACTGATCAGTGGTGCTCTGCCGCTTGTGCCCAAGCAGGGCTTTAGTGTCATAGCCCTCGTCACGATATAGCCGCTCACTTAGTGATCTAATCTCGTGGAACGTAGCGGGCCGCCTGCCTTCGGGCCAGGTAGAGCGGGGAAGTGCATCATCTCTCGCCGAGGCGAACGCCGTTGACACGTAATTCTTGCTGTACGCCCTTTTCGCGCTACGACTCACGAGCAAATCAGAATCGGGCCTTGCGCTCTGGCATCGTTCGATAATCTTTCTGAGGCTCTGTCTAGTCGCTGCAAGCCTGATGTCGAGCGGGATGGCCAGGCGTACGCCGGTTTTTTGCTGCGTGATAAGCAGGTGATCATCGACTACGTTCGATCGGGCTGCGCTGGATACATCTGCCAGCCTCTGCCCGGTGATAAGAGCAATGTCCATCATGTCGATCAGCCATTGAGCCCCTGAGCGAGCTAAGCGCTTGCGGATCGCGATGTATTGATCGAGGGTCAGCCGCGATCTTCTGATCTGCGGGCGCGGCCTTTTGACGTGAATCACTGGATTGAGGTGGGCGAGTCCCGCATTGATGGCTTCGCTGAACATCTCGCCGGCTTCAATGTAAAGGCGCAGCGCTGTGTGCTCTTTTCCGGTATCCCACATCGTCCTAATTGCCTGCGCAATATCCACCGGGCGGATGCTGGCAAGCGGCCGCGCCGGTCCGCCGAGCAAAGCCACCAGTTGCCCTACGTGTCGCTTGCGTCCATCAAGTGTCTTTGTGCTCAGATCTCGGGTGTGGATCAGTTGAAGGTATTCAGCTGACCAATCGCCAAGAGTAATTCCTGGCGCGCTGGAGTTCCGGTGACAGTGTTCGCAGTGCATGCTTCTTCTTCCGGCTGAAATGGAGCTGCCTATTCGGCAGTTAATCCCAGCTCAGCGCTATCACCTTGCCCTGCTGAGCTCACGCTTTCACCAGGTCAGCTTCCAGCCAGGCATTCAAGCGCGAATTGGACCCGGTAGTCCGCTACTCGATAGAGCGGATCCGATTCATCGCGCAGGTAATTGCGAAAGCCCGTCCAGCTCATGCCGAGCAGCTGGGCGGCGCCGCGCTGACTGACGCCAGCCTGTTCGATCAGCCCGCGCAGGTAGCGAGGGTCTGGATTGTGGCGGGAGGCGTCAGGCTTCATAGCTGATTCCATTGCTGCTCAGACTTTACCTTGATGGCTTCTGCAAACAGCTCTCTTACAGCATGCTTTGCGTCATCTATGTCATCGAAGGCGCCAACTAATAATTCCTGATCCCCTGCGAGTATCGCCCGCTTGAAATAGACATCCCAGTTTTTACCGTTCCAGGATATAGAGCTATCAGATGATGCCCTGTCGTTGCTCAGAAACATGTAACGCTTGCCGTCTTTCGGAATTTCGCTAGTCATAGCATTCACCGTTAATCTGGCGGGCCAGTACGCTTTTTATTCTCGCCAATAGCTCTGCAGCATCATAGCTGCCGTGTTCGATGCACGTATGCTCGCCGCGCCGGATAACAAAATCCGCACCGTTCCAGTCTGGGTTGCTTTTTGCAGTCATGTTCAGCAGATCACGCACACGGGATACCGCTGCTTCAGGCTCTTCAAATGCGATTCTGACGATAATCATGATTCTCTCCGATTCGCAGAAATCAGACTGCTTCGACGTAGGCGTATTGAAACTGCTCACCGTCAAACTCGAAAGGGCCGCCCAGCGACACGCACCGATACTTAGGCACTTCAATAATGTGTCCAGCGGCTATTGCAGCCTGTTCAGCCCGCACCCGCTGACGTGGGGTCATGCCGGGCTCTGCGGGAATCGAGCTTGCGATATATCCAAACACATCTCCAACTTCAGCGCGTCCAGCGCCGAGCATAATTACAAGTTGGCCATTCTTTGCCAGCTTAGTTTCGGTGTGGTGGATGAATTTGCTCATGATGTCGTTCCCTGGTAGTCGCCTCGCCTTTGTGGCTGGCATGGGGTTAATGTACTGGGTGTCATTGTTACCCACAACTACCGTTCGTCGCCAGTCTAATAGGCTGCCAATCCTTAGCGCCCACGAGCGCCACCCCCCTTGCGCCGGATGCTTGGTCGATTGCGCCGGCCGAGCCGACATTGACTCAGGAGCTGCTCAACGAATTGTCAGCATCGCCAACCGAGGCGACCGCGCCATCTTCGCCCTGACGGCTTGTCAGGCGTATGTGGAAAAGGTGTCGAAAGGGGGAGGGTGAGCGTGCCCAGGACGGGCGAGAGGGTGCGCAAAACCACCGCTGGAAGCCGCATGAAATCGTTTGCATAACGGCCAAAAGTGGCAAGTTTTGTGTGTGGTGATGCTGGCTGTATTGCTTTAAAATCATCAGCTTACTGACCGTATGCGGCTAATATGGGGTGCAAGGGGTCGAGTGTTCGAATCACTCCGTCCCGACCAAAAATACCCTAGAAAATCCAGTTACTTAGCGGTGACTGGATTTTTTTATGGGCGCTTCACACGTAGAAGCGTAGGGACTTTTGCGGGACTTTTTTCATCCTGCCATTCTCCTCAAAATTGTCAGGGCCGGCCCGCGCGAGTCGGTGGCCGAAATCCTGTTGGCTTCGTCGATCAGTTTGCTCAGCTCGGCGGCCGAGTAGTGACTGGTGATGCTGCCGTTCTTGTGGCCCAGCAGAGCCTTCCTGTCCTCCTCCGTTACCCCTGCTGCCCGAAGTCTTCGACCGAAGGTGTGCTTCAGGTCGTGAACGCGGATCGAAGCAAATCCAGCTGGGGCAGGGCGCATAAAACGCTCCTGAAACTTCTTCGCTGCTCTGACCCTGGCTTTCTTCCATGCCGAATCGTTCATTCGGTGAACGGGAGTGGCCTTGCCGTTTTGATCGGGTTGTCCGTAAGGAAATACCCAAACCGGATCAAGCCCACGCTGTCCCTCGATGACCGACTTGGCTACGTTGTTGAGCACAACGAGGCGCTCGTCGCCGTTCTTGACCCCGGAGCTCTCATGTCGGCCACCAAAATCCGCCGGTATGAGAAAGACGCTGGTGTTGAGCTCAGGAATCGGTATCTCCCAATCCCAGCGAAGCTTCACGACCTCCTGCTCGCGTGAGCCGCTGTTGACCTTGTACAGGGCCATGCGGCGCAAATGATCCGGCAGTTCGGCGAAGAGAATCGACTGCTCTTCCCAGGACATCGGGTAGGGCATGCGTCTGGTTTTCTTCTCTTCCAGCTTGGTGATCATCGGTACTACGTCGAGCCAGGGACGCTTCTGCTCATCACGCCATTTTCGGGCGCATAGATTCAAGATGCGTATGACGCGTTCCAGGGCGATGTTCACCGTGCGGTGTGAGACGCCAGGCTTCAACTTGCCATCGCTGGTTCTGGTGCCCTTGAGTCGATCCCTTATGTAGGGAGCCAGAGTCTCGTCGTCGACATGAGTCAGAGGCTGGTCGCCAATATACGGATCCAACTGCTCCAGATAGAGGGCCGTGAGGCCTATCGACGGCTGATCCTTGAATTCGGTCAGGTAACGCGTAGCAGCTTCCCGCCACGTTCTGATCTTGCGGACGCCGTAGATCTTCTGTTCCCGGAGCTTTTCCAGCTTGTGTATTAGGTACTGCTCTGCCTCCTTCCTATCGCTTGATCCAGTGCTTTCCTGAATTCGCTGACCTCTGAAGACCTTGTCGATGTGCCAGATCCCGTTCCTTTTGTAGAGGCCGCTAATGGTTTTTCGCGCCATGGCTTTTCTCCTTGGCGCTCGCTGCGGGAGTAATCATGTCCCTTGGCACCTTCCTTTTCAATGATGGCCCGGTCGATATAGGCGTCTGCCCAGGCATCCAACTCTTCGCGATCAAAGCCGATGCCCTGCACACCAATGCGGAATTCCCGAACATAAGGCCGGACAGTTTTGTTGAATTCTGTGCGGCACATGCCGAGGTAGGCGGGGGCCGCACTGGCTCGCAGGATTCGGGGTGGGCAGGTGATCAAGCGTGCGGCTATCTGTTCAGATGATGCGGGCATGAATGTCGCCTCCTTTTCGGCCCTGATCCGTGCTGCAAATGCTGTCTGTTGCTCGTTGGTTGAACAACGTGGTGGAGGGGGCTGCGGAGGGTTTGGTACAACAATCGTTTTGGCTCGGTTTGACCTGATGGATCGTGGACGTGTGGCTAGTCGTTGGCTGGTCAGGTGATATCAGGCTTAAGGATTGATGCGTGTCTTCCGAAGAGGTATCCCAGCAGCCTGGTTCCAGTCCTGGTGGCCCAGTCAGTCGTGAGGAGATGTACGCAGAGGTGTGGCGGCTTCCCATGACCAAGATCGCGGATCATCACCGTGTTTCTTCCAGCTTCTTGGCGCGCGTGTGTACCCGCATGAATGTTCCGCGGCCGCCGCGTGGGCACTGGGTAAAGCTGGAGAATGGAGTACCTAGTCCTCAGCCACCCCTGCCTGAGGCTGGTCCTGGTGACCTGCAGGTTTGGCGCAGGGGAGATGCTCTTGGTGCTGTTTCTCGACCGGTACCGAAGGCACCTGCACCGCGCAAAATCAAACCCGAACAGCTCCGCATATCGCGATCAAGGCAGCACCCTGTTGTCGTGGGGGCATATGAGGTCTTTGAGCAGGGGCGAGTCATCGACCAGGGGTTCCTCAAGCCAGGTAGGCAGCGTCTGGTGGATGTCGTGGTGACCAAGCCTCAGCTTGAGTCGGCTCTTAAACTGGCGAATCAGCTGTTTCTCAAGCTGGAGGCTGCCGGCCATCGCGTGATGTTTGCACCGAGTGACCGAACCTATGCCCGGGCCTCGTTTGATGAGCATGAGCCCCCACCCAAGAAGTCAAGACACCGGTATCCGGCGTTGTGGTCACCTTCCAAGCCCACAGTGGTTTTCGTCGGGACGGTTGCCATTGGGCTGACGTTGTTTGAGATGACTGAGGAACTGGAGGCCCGCTACATCGATGGCAAGTACATTCCCACCTCCAAGATACCGTCGCAGCAGATGCGCCGCTTAAGCTCAACCTGGAACTGGTCGACGCGCATGGATTTTGCGACCGGCCGTCTATGTATAAGGGCGTTCTCGCCATATCCGTGGACTGATTGGTCTCAGAGTTGGAAGGAGGCTAAGCAAGGCTCGCTGCGTGGCCAGATGGATGAGATCGTCCAGCAGCTCACGGACGCCGCGCCTGTAATTGCCCGATTGGTAGAGGAGGCCGAGGAGCAGGCCAGAATTCGGCAACAGGAGGGGATGGAGCAGATTCGACGACGTGAGGAGAGAGAACGGATTCGACTGCAAAACGAGGCAAGGGAGCGGGCGAGGACTGACTTGTTGAGTGCCATCAAGCATTGGGATGACATAAAGCGGATCCAGGCTTTTTTCAGTGATGCAGAGAGCTCCGCATCGAATCTGCCCGAAGCCGAGCGATGCATTGCTATGGACAAGCTCGCTCAAGCGCGTGAGCTTGTTGGCGAACTGGATCCGCTACAGGCGCTGCTGGAATGGAAGGGGCCTCAAGAGCGCTGA